AAAACCTCTACTATGGGTAATAGCAGCTGCTTTAATAGCGTTTGTAATTGCCTACGATAAAGCAAAAAAGGATAGTGATTACTAATCGCTATCCTATTCTACCAATAACACTACTTAGGAGTCATAAATTTAAATAAATCCATATATATCTCTAAACCGCTAGGTGTAACACCAGTTTCAACTATATCTAAAGGATTAAGGTGCATCATAATACCTAAGTCTTTAACGAACATAGAAGAATCTTGTATTACACTTAAATCTAGTAATGCATAGTTAGCAGTTAATGCTAATGCAGAACTTAAAGATCTATCTTTAACCTGTTTTCTAATCACTTTCTGAATACCAACAAAGTATTTAGTAAACATAAACAAACCAATAGAGTTAGCGAAATCTAGGCTCTTAGGATCAGGTAGATCATATTGGATAAATGCTTCAGCTATGAAAGTCATAATATCTGATTTAGATAATTGCTTATCTTTAGGTAATTTATTATTCTCAGCTATAGTATGTTTATGCAGTACGTATCTACCAACAAAGTCACTATATTTAACAGTATTGTTTAAAAGCTTAAACATACTAGTATTAGGATTCATCATCAAATGATCCACTACAGCACCAGCATAAGGTATCTTACTGAGCTTATCTATACCTGTACTAGCTAAAGCACTTTTACTACTAATGAATGTAGCAGCCATCTTAGGAAGACTTAATAACGGATCTGTTAAGTTATTAGCACCTACGTCTTCTGTAATAGATTGGAAGAAGCCTTCTTTAACTAAATCTCTAATAGGACTCTTATCAAGTACGTTATTCAGCATTTCAATTCTACGTTGAGTAGCTGTTTTAGCTGAACCAGTCATACCAGATAGTTTAGCTTGCAGTGTTAACATCTCTGCTCTTATGTCTAAGAATTTCTTAAGTTCTAAAGCACCATCCCTATAACCATTATAAATGTCTTTTAGAGGTACACCTTGGATAGCTAAGTAGATAGTGTTAGATATTAAGTTAGCTTCTACTACTTTAGGCATACGAATAACAATTTTGTTCTTTGTTAAAGATACAAAATCTTGCCAAGTTCTGGTAATCAGGTTACTAAAGTATTTGACAGGTACTTTAGGCATCTTAGCTTGCATAAACTTAACAATAGAAGAGTCACCTACTAAGTATTTTTCAAAACCAAGAGCCAAAGGTACAGAGCCTTTTGGTACAGGTATTCCTGATCTACCGAAAGTACTTTCTATATCTGCTTTAGTTTGAGCAGGTAAACTCTTATACAAATCACCATATTCTTTATGGTTAGCGTCTATCCATTCAAACTTATTAGCGTTAGTAGCTTTTTCAGCATCCCACTGACGTTTAGCTACTTCTACCATCTTAGTATTATGATTAGGAGTCAGTTGCTTATTTAACTTACTTCCATACATTCTACCTAAAGCTTCTGATGCGCTATACTTTTTATTCAGATGCTTAACTCTATTACTTTCAGAAATATTGATTACATAATCAATAATTTCACCATTATTATTAAGAATAGGTACGAAATCCCTAGAAGCATTTAAGTTATTAACACGTTTTGCTATCTCTTTTGGATCAGTAATTCCAGCATCTCTAAGCATGTCAGAATAAGAAGTACCTTTACGTCTGTTAGACATTAAACTAAATACGCCTGAATGTACTTGAGCTTTCATGACATTAGAGCGTACATACATACTGAGGCTAGTACCTGTAATAGGATCTTGTACCATTAGTTCTGTAGTATTCCAACCGTCTGCTTTAAGCTCTTTAACATCACTTGTACGCATAAAAGCATATTCTTTAGTGTTATCGATAGCTTCTCTAGTGTAGCCTTTAATCATCTGTAGCTCAGAACCGTGGAATATAGTTTCTTTAGTATCCTGTACATAGCCTCTATGGAACTCTAGAAGGTTATTCAACCCTTCCTCTAGACCGCCAATACCATCTAATGTAGTTACATCTACAGAAGCTTTTTGAATAGCTAATGCAGTTATGTATGCATCAAGGTCAGGTACACTAATTTCAGATTTAGCATGTAAAGCAATTGCTGTAGAGTTTCTTAACTGGTTCTTCTGTGAAGTTTTACCTGTAATCATATACTCAGCTAAACCGTTAGCTTGGCTGATAATAGCAGGAGACAGTTTAAGTCTTGCTTCAGTATCTTTAATGAACTTAGCTAACTTAGAGGAATCTTTAAGCATATCAATAGTAGCTTTAACGTCGTAGTTTAAATGAGCGTGTAGAGCTTGTAGATCAGTTCTGAGTACAGTACGCTCTAAGAAGTCATCCTGCTCTTCCGTGAGCTTTGTAAAGCCATTTTTAACACTACCAGTAACAGTCTCTTGAATAGCTTTACGATGCATCTCAATACCTGCTTTAGTGACACGTAAAGCTTTTATCCAAGGTTTAGATAATGGATCTTCAGTGAAGACCTGATGATACAGATGCTTCAATAAGCCAGTATCTTTAAGGACAGTAGCATGTGCTAAAGTGCTTAGTGCTTGAGTTCTATCTTCATAGGTTAAAATGCTACTAGCAGCTCTTAGAGCTTCTACATCTGTATAACCCATAGTTGATTTAGCTAAGTTGTAGTAAGCCCACTGAGCTAATTTAAGCTGTTCTGGATCCAGTCTTGTAGACGTAGTAGATGTAGTTGTAGGTTTGTTAGATTGCTTCTCATACCAAGCATCATACTTCTCACTAAACTTATCGAAAGTAGTACTTACTTTCTTGTTAGCTGCTTCTACAGCATTGTCAACTTTGTTTAAAAAGCCATCTGAACTAGCTGCAATTTTACTCTTAGCTTCTACTTCAATTAAGTGTTGAGCTAAACTTATTAAAGCATCATGTACATTAGTTGGTTTACGTCCTTCAACAGATTTATCTAACAACTTACCAATAAGATTAAGCACTGCTGTAACAATCTTATCTAAGAAAGAACCTTCTTTAACTAGTTTTAGAATAGCTGAAGGAGTTTGGATAGTATTAGTATCCTTAATATTCTTAAGAGCATCTCTAAAGTTAGGATTAGATAAACCAAAAGAAATAAACTCTAACAATCCTACGTTAGTGCCGTTAATACTCTTTGTGTTATTGAAGATATAGTCATAAAGAGCTTTAGCTTCTGCAATCTCTTGAGCAGTATTAGTTAGAGTATTGTTAGGCAGAAATACTGTGTAATCCAAAGCATCCTTAGCCATAGTCCAAAGGTCTAACAACTCTTTAGATTTAACTCCCTCTAGTGCAGATGCAGTAGTAGCTACGTGTAAGAATTCATGTAATAGAATTTCAGTATTAGACTGAGTAACGTTATTTACTGGACTAGCTTGACGAATAACATCAATCTTACGGTTGATAGTATCAGCTGAACCTGTGTTTAAAGAACCATCATGTAGTTCTACTAATACTGGATCTATAGCAGTCGATACTTTACTGTAGAGTTTGCCTAAAAGGTCTTGCATCTCTTTTAAATAACTAGGATTTACATTCTGGTTATCTTTAGCTGCAACAGTTGTAGCTAGTGTAAGGATGTCTTCTACACTATTAACTGTATCACTAGAAACCAAAGAAGTAAGGGTAGCTTTGTCAGCATTAGGATTACCAAATAAGCTTCCGTCTTCTTTAGATGTATCTTCAGTAGTGTCTTTAGAAGTATCCGCTAAAGAATCAGGATCTAACATACTCTTATAACTAGTAATCATATCCTGTAAGCTTGGTAGCTTTTTAGGTGTAATTTTAGCTCTAATAGCTCCCATACCACCAGCAGTAGGGTATTGATCTACTGTGGCTTCATTACTGAATAATATTGAGTTATTGTCATTAATATACTTAGTATACATGTCGTATATACCATATAGATCAACAGCTTCATCACTATTTTTTGAAGATCTTGGTGTAAGCATCTTAGAATTGACTGTTTTAAGCTCTTCATCAGTAAAGTGACCTAGTACTTTATCACTATCTGAAGAATTTAGACTAACTTCAAGTCTAGCTAGTAAAAATCTTTTGTTCAATAATGATGACATAGAATCCTCTAAAGGATTATACATCTCCATCAATTCAATAGTAGATTCGTTCAGGAATCTAGATACTTGAGCTGCGTGTTCACTACTGGTTTTAACAGCATCAAATACATGCAATCCTGTAATACCAGCAGCTTTCATTTTCTTAATGGTTAGAGCCATAATAGCCGCATCTTGAGCATGAGTCATTAATGCAGAAGCAGCTACACCAGGATCACCTACATCTTTACGTTCGACACCAATATTTCTAGAAGCTACTGTTTTACCAACTATGGTAGGCTGCATATCTTCAGATATACCAGCATAGCTATTAGCTGAATGCTTCATGTTAACTGTAGCTCTATCATTAGTACCTTCAACTACTAATGTAAATACAGGAGAACCTACTATTTGCTTATCGTCCTCAAAAAGGTAAGGCTTACTATCCTTTAACCCAAAAGGCCCGTTAAATGATGGTATGAAAGGTCTTAACTGTTTAGCTAAACTTTCAGCCTGCTTAATAGTCATATCATTATCATTAGGATTAATACCTAAAGACTCTTTAATACGCTTCTCAGCCTCTTTATATATAGTGTACTGCTCTTGGAATATTTTAGTAGTTAACTTAGCAACATTACGTTGATTAGACATAATTTCAGATACAGCTATAGTTAAGGATTCAGCGGTAGGTTTTATTAACTTATCTTTTAATACATTTAGTTGTTTAGGTGTAAGTCTAAAATTAATAGCATTTTCAGGTGAAAGGCTATCTATATTCCTCATACCGTTAGTGTCAGTAATGTCTTTAGCTAAAGCTTGTTTCAAAGACTTTTTGAAAGCATCAAATGCTGTTCTATCGCCTTGTTTAGCTAAATTAGCTACATACATTATACGGTTAGGTATATGTGTACTAAAAATTTCATCGGTAACATTACCATCAATGGTAGATTCACCAGCATTGTATGAGAATACCATTAATGGGTTTTTATTCAGTTCTCTAGCAATTTTTGATATAATACCATCATCACTTACTAATACTTCACCTAGCAGATTGGAAATAGCTTTTAATTTAGCTTGTGCAACTTCAGGTGCATCGTTAGAGAATACACTTTTCAATACTCCAGACATACCCTCAGCATTATGCTCGTATATGTCAGATTCATGATGCCCTACTAAACCATTTTTATTAGAAGCCCAATCAGCAAATGATTTAAAAGAGTTATTTAAGTATATACCTACTTTACGTAATAACGTTTCTTGAGTTGCTAAGTCACCAATAGGACTCTGTACTAAAGCTAAGAATACGCCATTAGATTTACCATCTACTTCTACTACTAGAGTGGATGTAAATTTATGTTTAGTTGCTTTACCTTCTCTAGGGAAACGGAGAGTAAGGTTAGCTAAATCCATAAGAGTACTTAAGTCTTCTACTTTACCTACCATACCTTCAGTAGTATTGATTGCTTTATATAGCTTACCAATATCTACAGATGTAGATATAGATGTGTCTTCATTTAAAAGCTTCTGTAGGTCATTTAAAGCGTCCTCTGAGAGGTTCTTAGACAGTGTTGTCATAAGTTTTCTCATGCTTTTACGAGCACTCTCTACAGCAGCAGTATCAGACTTCTCGTCTATTAAACCAAGGTTAGATGCTAAAGCATCTTTATAGTCATTATTGGTAGCAGGAGCTTTAATTACATTATGTGAGTTGCTGTCTACTAAGAACAGTCTATGAATAGCTTTATCACTTCCTGGATTGATTGTAGAATCTAATCTGATACGATCATTCACATCAACTGCATATCTGGCAAAGAAGTCATTATCTAACTTAGAAGTATCTTGACCAATATCATTATCAATAAAATCTAGTAGTCTCTTAACACTACGAATATGATCAGTTATTACAGCTTCTTGCTCTATACGCTTCATAGCCTGTACATTGTTATCAACGAAGTATCTTACACTCTCAGTAATTTCAGTATCATCTAAACCAGTAAGTTTAAAGTTGCCTAAATCACTTAGTGATTGGATGACTTGTTGGGCAGCAGCTACTCTAGTAGAAGGTTCTACTAATAACCTAACCAAGTATGGATTAAACTTAAATGGAGTTTCATTTAAAGTCTTAGCAGCATTTGTAACTTCTTTAGGCGGTACTCTATTCGCAGCTCTAGTAGTTTTGACACTGCCATAGGCAGCAGGTTGTAGAGCTTTGGTATCAGTTCGCGATTCACCTCTAAAAGCTTCTAGAATGTCTTTACCTGAAGGATCTTTTAACTGCTTCATCAGTTCTTCCCAAACAGCTTCGTTATCTACATTAAACTTAAAATATAAGTTTGTAGCTACACTCTTACTCGGTGTTGGTGCTCTTGTTGGATTCTGCAGAATTTGTTTAAGCTCTGCAACTGCACTATTAGGTACTTCAGAATAGGTTACTAAACCAAGGATGTTCAAGTAGTTTAGTGCTGCTACACCTAGAGCTGTATGCATAGCATCTTTATCTTCTACAAAAGATTCCTCAGAAAATTCGATATTACTCATTCTAGCAATATCTTTACCAATACTCATCGCAGCAGTACTTACAGGTAAGCCTACTGTCTTTAAGAATGCTTCAGCTTTACGTACATATTCAACAGGTACTTTTGCCAAACTCTTAGCACCAAAAACCTGCTCTACCGTACTTAAAGTAATGTCGGTAGTACTCTTAAGCATGAATTTAGCATAATCTAAAGCAGCAACTACTACATGTGCTGCAACTGTAGGATCTAATGTATCTTCTATAAGGTTAGTTTTTGGATTCTTCTCTCTAACACTCAAAAGATTAAGAATAGTATTTTGATTGATATAGTTTCTGTCACCAGATTCACTAACTACTTTATGATAAGTAGCCATGCCACCTTTCTTAATAGAAGCTTCAGATACTGAATTCATGACAGTTCTAATACCACTAGCCAATACCTTACGAAACTTTGATGTAGTATCCTCTGATAAACCATCAATACGGCTTGAAACACTACGATGAAATTTAGCTGCATTAGCTAATACAGAATGTATGTTACTACTTATACGTCGTACACCATCTTCGGCTTTTTCACGCATAGTCTTAATAATACTATCACTTTCAGGCTTAGCATTAACTATTTCAGTACTAATTGCTTTAGAAGCATTATTAATGTTTTGTTCTCTATCTTTAGCAGTTTTACCAAAACCATCACCAGTAGTTAAGTTTGTTGGAGTAACATCTTTAAATACTGAGGTAGGATTGGCTTCAGTTTCATCAGCCTTAGTATTATCTGTAGATTCTACACTCTCTACTTCACTCGGTTTATCTTCTACTGCTTTAGTATCCGATTCACTATCTGCTTTAGCTTGAGGTGTTTCAGCTCTAGTTACATCAACGTTTACTGGTTCAACTGGTTTAGTAGATTTAGTAGTAGTAGTAGTATCACTAGCAAGGCTATCAGAGCTTTTGGTAGCCTTTGTAGTTGCTTTAACTGGTTTATTTACATTAGTGACATTAACATCAACACTGGTTGAATTAGGAGCTTCTGTAGCCACTTTAGCTGGCTTAGTACTACTAGTACTACTAGTAGCAGAATTAACTGGACTAGGAGCTTTTACGGAAGCTTTAGTACTACCTTGTTTAGCTTTAGCTTCTTTAATACGGACAGCCAACTCTGTTTGCATATTTTCAATTGCTTGAGTAGTTTCTCTTACAGCATCGATAAAAACTGGTAAGTGATTTTTAGAATTGTTCTCAATACGCAGTTGTTTATTTGTCTGGAAACCTAACCAATTATCTAATTGGCTCTGTAAGTCTTCTAAACCAGTAACATCATTCTTAGCACTATATATTGCTGCATTACGTGCGTAATGACTTTGTAATCCAGGAAACTTAGAACTCTTACCATGTTGGATTTCATTACTAACTTCTTGTAGTTTTTTAATTCTATTTGTGTAGTATGAAGAAGGTTTGCCTCCTTTACTATTTGGATTAGCACCTAAAGTTTTAGATTCAGCTTCTAATTGAGCAATACCTTTATCAATAGTATCTACCACTTGTTGGATAGAGTCATCTGTAGCTACGACTGCAGGAACAGCTTCCTTAGTTACCGAAACAGTACGTAAATCTTTAATAGCTTTAGTATTGTCTTCTTCGCTAGTATTAGCTGTAGGATTCTCTACACGATGTAGAGCAGCTTCTTGAGCTAACTGCAGTGTTTCAGGTGTTAAGTCTTCTTCAGTGACCTTAGAAGCTTCTGCAGCTCTATTCTGCATAGTAGCTACAATATCATCCATATACTTACCTACAATTTCAGGAGCTACTTTAGATTTCTCTTGAGCATCTTTAATACTGAAGTCTAAGAGTCTTTGTAATTCTTTCTTCTGTTTAGGTGTAGCTGTATCTGATGCCTGTACTGCATCATTTAAGTCTTTTAAGTTAGTGACAGCACCGTTCAAACTTTGTACTACTTGTGAAAAGCTGTCCATCTTTTCTTTGAGTGTTGTTGGCTTATCATTAGTGATCTGATCTTCCATGAAACCTTGCCAATCTGTATGGAGGTTCTCAAGTTCCTTAATAGGGTTAAAGTCTTTATGATCTTCAGGGGCTAATGCACTATATTTGACATCAGGATATTCAGTACCTAACTTGTTTAGTTCTGGATCTTTAGTAAATGCTGTCATACGTTCAGTTGCATTACCGCTATCTAGAGCTTTTGTATTTACCCTATCAGCTTGCATTTCTACAGCTTTGTTAGCAGCAGCATTGATACCTGAATTGGCTAGATCTAATCCATTGCGTGTAGCAGAAATACCTCCAGCACCTAAAGCACCTTCAAGACCCTGTATATGTGCATTACGTATTTGCTCATCAGTTAAAGGTGCATCAGGATTTTTAGCTATGTCATTAAGAAGGCTTGCACCACTCTCAGCAGCGTACTCTCCAGTACCTGCCAGACCTACATCAGCTACACCTGCAGCAGCCTTACCTAGTACACCACCAGAAGCTAGTAATTTTAAACCTTTACCTGTAAGAGCATTTCCTACGATTTTGTCACCAAAAAAGTCTGTACCAGCACCAGCTAAAGATGCAACTACAGAAGCAGCCCTAGTTTTAGCTGGAACATCTATAGGTATATTTAGTACACCGTTCTCATCATTAAATGCAGCATTAGCTTGGTTTTCATCTAAAGCTTTTAAGTTATCTTTGATATTTTGACCAGCCATACCAGTTAAGAAAGTACCTGGAGCATATGCTGCCGCTAATCCAGAAGGTGCTGCTTGAGCCATAAACTTTAAAACATCTGAAGGGCGATCAGCAACTGTATCAGCTAAAGCCCCTAATGATGCTGCTACTGGACTATCAGGATTCTTAGCAAGATTACTTGCATAAGTATTACCTAAACGTCTGCCAGCTCTATAGCCTACTTCATCATTAGTAAGTACATCTTTTAAAGCGTTACCTGCATTAGTAGGTATATCCATAAGTGTATTAATAGGTGCAGCAACGGTATCAACAGCTGCTTTTACATAGGGGTTATTATCTACATAATCTACAGCAGATCTGCCTAAATCTTGTATAGAAGCACCAGCATCAATCATAGGTTCAGCAGTAGACTTCGTAACTCCTGCAAGATTTCTTAGAGAATCTTGTAAAAAATTGACAGCACTGTTGTCAGAACCATCTAACTTATCAGCAGCCCAATCTACTCCTTCACCTACTGCATTTAAGACACCACCATGTATTAAAGGAGCATTAGGTAGTATGTTGTCTCTAAGAGTTTGAGGAACATCTAAAATAGTTTTAAGTACATCACCAGTAGCTTTATTTAAGTAGTCTACTGTATCGCCTTCAGGTTTATATGCAGTTGCAGTAGGTTCAATACCTTCAGCCCGTTTCTGTTGCAAAGCTTCTTGTACTGAACTTAGTTTACTTACTAGTAGATTAGCATAAGCTTCACTATTTACTGAACCATCTAGAATACCTGTAGCTAACATGTAAAATTACCTTAAATTTGTTACTAATATTGTTATTAATATAACCTACTTTACCGAGCTATACTACCTTATTTGTTAGGGTACGTCGTTAGAGTTGCATTGTTTCCTAAAGCATTTAGAGTGTTAGCTGGATTAGGTTTAGTTTTCATATAATCACTTAAAGCTGTACGTACATTTGAAGCAGCTTTTGCTACACTTTCCTTATATGCTACACCTGGTTGATCTAAATCTGAAAAACCAGGTAAAAGGCTGTAGTTAGTTCCTGCCTTTTCCCTCATTTTATCAGCAGTGTCTGTATCAATTACTCCATTATCTGCTAAAGTATCAGTAAAGGTTCTGTATATATCACTATAGTCTCTATCTATACTAAATACCTTACCTTTGCGATCTTCAAAAATACCAGTATTAGCCAATCTTTGCTTAAAGTCATCTATGAACTTTTCATTTACTACCCTTGATAAGGTTGGATCTAAAACTACATTCTGTAATAAAGACGCAGCAATCTTAGATCCATTAGTTGCTTCGGGACTAGATCCAAACTCTTTAGCAGTATTTTCAAAATAGCTAGAAATTTCACTAGGATTCAGTACATGAGCTTTTTTAGCATTAAGCTGAGCATCTAAATCTGCACTTTGTTTTTTAGCTGCATCAGCTACATTATCTTGAAGTGTTTTAGCTTGTTGTGCAATTAAACTAGGTATACCAGATGCTTTAGTATTTTTCAGTAAAGCTGAAAAGTTGCTATCTACCCCTGCTTTGTTTGCATACTCAGTTATCTTTTGTACCCTTTCTGCAGCTCTAGGATCATTCACAGACATTCCTGTAATTTGCGTAAACGCTTCAGGATCAATACTAAAACCATAGTTACCATCACTACCTTTAGTATACGTTAAAGCATGTGCAATGTTATCTTTGAATACATTATTAGTGGCATTTACCACACTGTTAAATCCAGAAGTTAATTGGCCATTATTATTACTAGCCGCAGCTTCTACAGTACTAGGAATCTGCCCTGTATACTTTGTCAATTCACCAGATAATGTATTAGCTAGTAGTTGCTTTGCTCTAGGGGTGTAGCTACCAGTATTTATACCAGAACTTATGAAGTTCTTTACTTGCGCTGCCCTATCAGCTTTAGCAGCACCCAACGTATCCATAAATTGTGCAGCAGTTACGCCGTATTTAGTAGCAATATCATTTACTTTAGTTGGATCTTGAAGTACTAAATCATGATCAGCTTTACTTACTGTAACTGCATTACCATCTCCTGCAGGTATAGATAAATCACCTACTAGACCATTCTCAAAAACTTTACTACCATTTAGTATACTATTTTGAGCTAAACCAGCATCGTAAATATCTTTACTACGTTGATGATCTTCTGTCGAATACCTCATACGTTGTGATCTTTCTGTAGCTTCACCAGCTAATCTTGCCTGATCATTCTTCAATCTTGCTTCAGCATTACTTTGAGTATTCGCAGCATCTGTTCTACCAGCCGAATAAGTTTGATTCCACTGATCTTCTTTAGTAGAGGCATCATGTAACTTCATACTTAGATCTTCACGATGATCAAACCTATCCTGCATATCCTTATTGGTAGTATCGTACTGTTGATTAAGTAATCTCAAGTCGATAGGAGTAGTACCCCTATTTTCAGTATACTGATTAAGCATTTCACTTAATTGAGTAGGAGCAGAACTAGCTTGTGAAGCTCTTAAATTAGCAGCATCATTAGCATCAAATGTAGCTATACCTGGATCTGAATAAGCAGCCTGTACTTGATCGTTTCTAGTAATACCCTCTTGAGCTGCTTGCTTAATCCTACCTATAGCTGCATAAGTATTATCTTCCTTCTGCTTAGCTGCTTCATCTTTAAATACATTTACAACACTGTTTAGTCCTTGGCTAAACATGTTATTGGCAAGGTACATACCTTTAGAATCAAACTCAGGTGCTTTAACTTGTGTAAACGTTGGTACATACGCTGCCATATACTTATTCCTTAAACTCTTGCACTACTTAGTGCATGTTCCTGTACATATTTATCATTAAATGCATTTAAACTATTACCAGTTAAACCTTGAGCACCACCCCTTAAGTATCCTTGGATACCGTTAGTAGTATTAGCAATACGTCCTTGGTTATCTAAACCAATATTGGTATTAGCTTTAGCTGTATTATACTGATCTCGCATGATACTACCAAGTTCATGCCCATTCATAGCAGTCATTATACCGCCAATAGCAGAACCAAACTTAGAAAGACCATCCATTCCACCTAAAGAATCTAATAAACCTCCTAAACCAGAGCCAGAACCTGGAGTAGGATTACCACCACCACCAAAATCTAGTGAAGGATTAATCTTAGTGTCTGCACCAGTTACAGGGGTATTATCTGTACCAAAGTTGCTTGATACACCCATGTTCATAATGTATGGATTAGGTTTTTTAACAGGAGAACCTAAACTGTAATTAAGACCACTATCGTAAGGATTATCAGCCATATCGTGTTCCTTTATGCTATGTTATTTAAACTCAATTTACTATTGTAGTAATATGAAGGGTTTGTAGATACTTCAGCTAAATTACTATTTAAAGTTCTAGTATAAAACATATCAACTGTTTCTGACGGTTTAACTTTATTTCTTAATAAAACACCATTTCTGAAATCTTCTCTAACTAAATCAGTGAGTTGAGGTAATGCTTCCAATTTTGCAGCATTTTCATTATACTCTTCTGTAAGCTTATTAAGCTCAACAGTATACTGTTCCTTATCTTTTTTAAGTTTTTCTTGCAAACCTTGATTATAAACATCTATAGCTGCTTGTGAATATTTTAACATGTTGTCAATTAAACTACGATCATTAAGTACATCTTCCAAACTATTACCACTAGAAAAGTCGGAATCACTAAGGTAGTACATAGTGAGTGCAGTAGCGGCTAGTTGTACAAATTCATTGTCAGGAAATAACTTAATAGCAAGTTCTTTTATTGCCAATATAATAACTACATTTACTGCAAAATTTATAACAAGAGCAGATATACTGTAAGTTACTGTAGTAGTGGCTACTCCTGCTGCAGTTGTAGCTGTAGCAGTACCTACGACAGCTAAAGATTGCCCCATAGTAAACACAGCAAAAACTACTGCAATAACTTGAATAAGCGCAGCATGTTCTTGTACCCAAGTTAGGGCAACAACTTGAGCAGACATCATTATCAGAAATCCAGACTCTCTACTTAAATCTATTCTATCTAATGGGCCTAGAAGTAAGTAAGGTGCTCTCAATAGGGGTAAGATGAGTGGATCTGTACTATCTGTAGCAACTGTTGCAGAAGACTTGAATGTAAACATACCTATCTCTGTACCATGATAGGATGTGTCTGTAGCTACGTAAGTTTGTAGAGTAAAGTCTTCAACATATATAGATAAGTAGCTAGAATCATTTACGTACTTATTTATGTTTATACTATATTTACCATTATCATCAGTTCTTACTACATCAACAGTAGGGCTATCATGTAAACGCTGTAAGAACTCCGAGTCAGAAGTATTAGTAGTATACTTTGTAGAAGTTTTTATAGTAATAAACAAGTTTATACTTGATTCTGAAACTTTAATATAAGGGTTTATATATGTAATAACTTCTTCAAGAGTTGTACCACTTTCTTGATAACTATTTACATATGAAATTTCTTCTATAGGCTGAGTAGTGCCATAAGGAATTATGGAATCAAAAAATCCTGAGATATATTGTTTAGCTGCTACTGTATTTGAAAACAAATCTACACCTAACATTACTCCAGCAGCTTTTACATCTGGAGTATCGATATTTAAGATACTTTTTTTCAATGAATCGTAGTCAAACCCATAAAAATTGCTTAACTTTAGTGTACTGTTATATTCATCTGAGTCTGTTGCCGCATACCCACCTTCTCTTTTAATAATGATGATAGGGTAGCTTTCTAAATTAGTTGCTAAAAATCCAGAAGACTGGATATCAGGTAAGCGGTAGTAATAATAACCTAATTGGGTAGGTGGATTAAATGTAGGTGCAGATATAGCATCTATTTGAGTATCAGCTTGTGCTAAAGCATTTAATGCATTTTGTTTCTGATAGTTATACGTATAAGTTTTAGGTGTAGTACTAGGAAGTACTTCCGTGGCTATTGTCGGAAATTTGGTATCTGCATCAGAGGCATTTAGAGCATTTAGTAGATTATCATATCCTACATAAGTTTTTACTACACTACCCTTAGAGTTTACTACAGTGAACGTTACACTATTTTTAATATCATTTACTGAATTGGTATAATCAATAGTGTCTTGAGAATATATATCCATTGCTGCTACATAAGATGCAGAGTATGCGTAAGTTTCACTTGTCTGCTGACTCATCGCATATGCATAAGCTTTTTCAAGATTACGTGCAGGAGATTTCTGAATTGTAAGTATTAATTCATCTACAACACTTCTATTACCAAGTAGAGCTGATATTGCTGTCTGTTTTACTATAGGCATATCTAACTTTATAGAATAAAGTCTGCTAAAACTAGCAGATGCAACTACAATTTCAGAACCTCTAAATGCACTATCTAAAACATCTTTAATACCTAATGCATTAGAAACACTTGTAATAGCACTTCCTATGGCATCTATGATTGCACTCATATCAACTACTCAAGTTATAGATAATTAGTAAGGTAGTTTACTTTGAGTACTGTTGAAAGCATCTGAAATACTTTGACCAGTAGAGACATCATTACTTAAAGACATACGCATACTCAAAATATCAGACAATACTTTAGCTGAATCTACTTTAGATTTATCAGCAAAGCCTTTTGCTTGAGCACTGTATAGTGCTATCTGCTGGTCAGCTACGTCTAGAGACTTCCGTTCACTTGCTATTTTTGCGTCTAGTAAATCACCTTGTTTAGGTAATAAAGCTGTTTCAGCATCTGTCTTACCAATTTCAGCACCTTTTAAATCGATATCTTTATAAGCCTCTAATACTTGTGCATCTAATAAAGCACCTTGTTTAGGTACATTTAAAGTTTCAGCATCTATTTTAGCAATCTCGGCTTCTACTTGTAATTTTTGAGCACCAAGTAAAGCTACTTGAGCATCACTAGTAGCTTTTTGTGAAGCATATTGTACTGACTGAGCAATAGCACTCTGCATAGCTCCTAAGTATACAGTAGCATATTCTGTACCTGTAATACGTCCAGAACTGAATTCACCTTTTACATAAGCATTAATACTAGTCATCAATTCAGTAAAAAATCCAGAGGTATTTGCTACTGGATCATTATCTACAATAGCTTTAAAATCATCTGTATTTATCGTAATTGGCATAGTATTTCCTAAATCTTATGTAAAAAGCACCTCCTCAGCAGGAGGTGAAAAGGTATGTTACTTTATTATTAATTAATCAATAGCATGTCGAGCACGTTGATCAGCAGCTAATTGCTCCAATTCTTTCTGAGTAAGTGGAGGCATAACTTCAATAGCATATGCTTTAGCTAGATAAGGTTCTTTGATATCTATACCCTTATCTGACTTAATTGTGCGGAACAATTGAATCTCTTTGTCTTTAAGGGCAAGATAGATAATGTAAGGAATGTGATAACCTTCAGTGGTATCATATTTAACATACTTTTTAGCTTCAAGTACAGAGTTGGATACAGTGATAATCTCACCAGGCCATTCTTTCTTAGCTGGATCATTACAATGGATGTTGACACGTACTAGAGCCATCATATCTTCACGAATTTTCATACGTTGTTGATGCTCTGTAAGTGCATCAGAAGCTTCCTCTACTTCTTCAGAATCACCGTTAATAGCATCATTAACCATTTTACGTAACTTCTCTAAACCTACTTTGTGGTGGTAGTTAATACCTAGTTGGTCAGCTCTAGCTTTAAGCATAGTAAGCTCATCCAGTGTACTCTCTTCTTGTACATCATTTAGCATTTCATCAGACATATTCTTGTACCTTTAAATTAATTTATTATATTAATAAGAATTGATAAGTAGAGGGTTACCCCTCTACTTAATTAGCTCAATTAAACTGGAGCTACAGTTTTAACAAGACCAATCCATTCTGGACGTAAAGCCATAAAGCCGTAGTACCATTTAATAGAGTGGAAACCAACTTCACCGTAAGGATCTTGAGTAGTGATATTATCACTTGGTTTTCTATGCTTAATCACAAACTTAACAGTCTTACCATCAGTTTGGAAACCAATAGCAGTAAATGAACCAGAACCAACAGTTAACATTGGGAACACATCATATTTACCAGAAGTAGTTTGGTAACCTAAATTAGCAGAAGTAGCTGATGCACCAGCACCTGCCCATTTAGCCATGTCTAAGTTAACAATAATACGGAACTGATCAATAGTACCATATTCATGAGGAAGAATCGCACCAGCAGCAGCATAACGCTGTACAGGAATAAATGCTTGATTACCAAACAGATCTTTCATTCCACGGATTGTAGGGATCAGCTCAGTACCAACGAATAGACTACGTGCACTAGGAATAGTTGCAGTATCAAACATTGTTGAACCTTTCATGTATGTAGTCTGCTTAGGACAACGGTTGTTATCTAAAGTAATACCTAACTTCATTAAGTCAGTATAAGAAACTACAGAAGGCGTAGCACCTTCACCTGTAATAGTAGCGTTTGAAGTAGCTACACCAGCATAACGAACTACACCAGCAGCATTTAACAAGTCGATCTGTAAAGCAGCTTCAGTCATGTAGTTAGCACCACGTAAAGCTTCACGAGTAACATGCATTTCCAATTCTGCATCAGTGTCAAAGTCTAAAGACTCTTGAGTGTACTCATCAAAGAAACCAAACTTATTAAAAGAGCCTTGCAATTCTAAACGTTTGAAACCAACACGGTTTACACGTCCACCAGTTTCAGACAATGCAGGTAACTTACCTGAGATAGTACCGATGTCTTTAGATGAACCATATAAGTTACCGTTCGCAATAGTAGCACCGTTAGCATCAAGACCTTGGTCGTTTACGTTACGATCATCTAGTAAAGGTAGATAGTGGTATTGTTTAATTGTTTTACCAAAGTTCTTAGGCATAGAGCGCACATCAGCCAATGGCATAAAGTGCTGATCTTTGACAAGATCAATAAGAGCTTTCTTATAGTAATACTGTTGCTGGATCTGAGTAGCACCAGTACCGTTAATCGTGGCATTATCGCCTGTACCAAAAATTTGAGCCATAATAATATTCCTTCAACCTAAATAGACTTAAACTGTCTTAAACAAATCAGCTTTAGCATACTTCTCAAACTCTTCATCTGACATAGATAAAAAATCTGGAACTGCCTGACTTTTTGTAGAAGACATACTTTTTGTAGGAGCTAGGGCCTGCTTTTTAGCATTCCGTTGTTGTTCTTTAACATTATCCATAGGTGTCTTATTTTGAGTTTGTTGAGCTTTGTTGTACATTTCTAACATGTACTTAGCGGTAAGCTCATATAACTGTAAATCAGATACTCCTGCAGGAGTTCTTCCTAACATTCTTTGCTTTTCAATTTCAGCTGCAATTGCGTCATAAGCACCTGATTCCATATGAGCATTAATGTCACGAAGTAGTCTTGGATTGGCAGCAATGGTAGCTTTGCTTGCAGCATCCCACCTATTTCCTACAATATCTGCAGTACGTGTAAATGCTGGTGATTCACGTAATTCCGTAATTACTTCGTCTAACTCAAGTTGTGAGTCATTTACGCGGTAATCATTGGGCATATACTTAGAGTCTGTTTCAGCATCTAGGGAGTATGCATCTAACTGATTATCAGCTACCAGCTTCTTAATTGCTTCAGGTTTACCTTGAGCAACTTCAATAAGCATATTAAGTTTAGCTTCATCTAATAGTCCGTTATCCCCTAGCATCTTCACAATACGTAAGTTAGGTTTTAATTCCTGCATACGTTTGTTGTAATTTGCACCCATTTGCATAAGCGATACAGCGTCCTCAACGCTATCCACTTGCACAGTCTTACCATTAGCTTTAAACGGTGCTAGTAACCGTTCATAAGCTGCTTTGTAGTCTACAGTTTCTGGTTCAGAAACATCTTTGACATCTTTGGTAGAGACATCTTTTTGCTGAGATTCGCCAGATACTTCCTGTCCGTCAACTGGATTGGTATCTGTAGTTTGCTCTGCTTCACCCTCAGTTTCAGAAGTACTAGCTTCAGAAGCTTCTGTAGAGCCTTCTACAGTATTATCTTCTTTAGGTGTACTATCTGCTTCATCAGAATTCGTTGTATCGCTAGAAGACTCTTTTAAGTCTTCTAGATCCATTGCTAGAATGTCTTCATCAGACATTCCTAAATAGTTAACTTCATCACTCATACATCTTCACCATTCAGAATCTCATGCTGCATATCTTGCATATCTTGAATAGCTTGTTGAGCTTGTTGAGCTTGACCCATAACTCTGCGGAAATAAGTTCGCAGCAATCCAATAGCAGTAATTTGATTATCAACATCTTTCATGGCTTCAACATCAAGTACACTATCACCTTTAAGGTATACTAAACGTAATGCTTCATCTTTAAAGTAACCATCTGCAAGTACTTTAATAAAGTCTTGGTTTGCATAAAGTCGTTGTAATGCTAATCCTGCGGCTACTACTTCTTTTGCTTGCTCTAATGAGATTTCAATTTCAGCTAGTTGAGCTTCTTGGTTTAATTCAGTCATTTCTATTTACCTTTAGTTATGGGTACGCCTACCCTAGTTATTTTGCGTCTTCTTTAGGCATTGCTTTTTCTTTATGAAATTCAAGCAATGCTTTTGCTGCATGTTCATCAATGTTTTGTTGATGATTTTGTGCAGCTAATTCCTGAGTCTGTTGATGATCAACACCTGTAGATTTATTTACAAAATCTAAGTCAGTCATATCTGCATCACTACTCATCTTACGAGTTTGAGCCTGTGCTACACCTGCTTTAGCTAATTTCAATTTAGCATCAACTTGTCTATCTTGACCCTTAGCCTGTTCATTTACAACCTCTGCTTGTAACATCTGTAACTGCAATTGTTGCATCTGTTGTTGCATAGGATCTGGAGCAGGGGGTTGATAGTCTTTAAGTCTCTTAGCTAATTCAGGCATCTTACGAAGCTTAGCAATATCAGACATAATCATCATAGTTACATCCATTGGTACACTATTACCTAATGTCTGTAGCATAAACGCTAATTCCTGAGCTTTTTCATTATCTGTCTCTGCAGTACTAATTGTCAAGCGTAAGTCAATATTACCTGCTAAATCATCTCTCTTAACTGGAACAAATTCATCATTTGTAATTCTAACTACTTCAGTATCAGATAAAAATTCAGCATTCATTGAAATGAATTTACGACCTATTTGAATAATACCGTCAGCTAATCTGCGAAGAATACCTAGTTCACGCTTAGAAGCTGCATCTAAAGCTCCTCTAACACCTGTAGCTGTATTACCTAAACCTTGACCACCAATGCCTGTATTATAAGCTTTAACGCCTGTAATAGACTCAGCTTCATTATTCATATACTGAATCATCATCATAGCTGATTGAGGAATTTCAGGGTATCTATGCATAAATACTGCTTGCTCAGGATTCATGATATTAGGGCTAAATTGGTAATCTTCACCTAGATCAAATTTACGCTTATTAATTACATCTAAAGCATCTTTTCTAATACCTTGTTGAGCATTGGCAGATCTACCCATAAGGTCAATCATACCCCTAGTAATAGCTCCAATAATTGCTTGGTTATCTTCTAACAATACACTGTCAGGTTCACCATAAATAGATTTACGTACAGGTAAATATTGAACTACTACAAAAGGCAATTTCTTATCTGGGTATGGATTCTCTTCCATACGAACAATAGTGTTACCAATATAGCACACTAAAATAGAAGTTAATGAACCATCATTATTAACATCCCAGTATCCCCAATACTCATACATTACTACTTTCTTGCGAGTTTTATCTTTAAACGTAAATAGGTTACCAGCATCTTTATCATTGTAGTCTGGATAAGTACTAGGATCTTCACCAGTAAATTGAATATTGTCTAAGTTTTTATAACGCTTATCAGCTTTCAATACATCCATAGATACATTGTATCTATGTATGACAAACTTCGCTTTTGAAATGTCACCTTTACATGTAGGATCAATGATTACGTTTTCGAATTCACAAATTTCAGTAGTAGGATGATTCTCAACAGCAACCATCTTTTTAACAAGTTTAGTACCTACTTGAGCTTCTTGGAATGGAGGAATACCTTGAGAAATCATTTGTTGAGCTTGAGCAGGATCTTGTACAGGAAGCTGACCCATTACAGGCTCTTCTACCATTTGCTCAGCTTCTTCGTATTCCCAACCTACCTTAACAACGATAGTACCTTCATCAACAGCTGTACGTACATACTCGTCAACAAATCTTACTTTATTAATTTTGTTATTAAATTGGTGGTTAAGTACTAAAGTATTTTGTTCAGCAGCCTTAGTATCTTCCCACGTAACAGGTTGCGCATCAAATATGTTACTAGAACTTAAAAAAGGTTCTGATAATGAAGCATAACGCCATTCAGCCTGTTTACGTGCAAGTTTAGGTTGTACGCTAGATCTGTTCTTAGCAAACTTAGTTTTAGATTTACCACTTAGTAAATCTAACCAATTACCCACATTAGTAATATGTGATGAATGTGTAGGTAAAGCTGCAATATAGTCGCCTTTTAGGTTAGACACTTTAGGAGGATTCTTCCACTTAACCTCAAATGTCTCTGTAACATTATTTTCTAACTGTTCTTCAGAAACTGCATCAATTAGGTTGTCATCTGCAGAAAGGTATTTATCTTTCATTAGTTAAGTTTCTCCGTAAAAAAAGATCCGTACATTCCACCCATACCTGCACTTAAATGCAATATATTACTATTTGGATACCTATCTAAACATAGGCATAATTCTACACCTGTAGAACTTCCCATAGTGTGTCCTATTTCCTGTTTAAAGCTTAATGTATCACATCCTGGATACGCTACATTAACAGCTACCAATTCTACCTTATTTGATTCTGTATTGGTATCATGCATCTTTACATAGTTTAAAGGTAAATCTTTAGTAATAACACTAGTATACCCTTCTTCACACACATCTACCAAAGTATTAGCAATTGCATATTTATTAACTACATTAGATATCTTACATATACTATTTGCAGTTTGCTTAGCAGATACGTGAAATATACTAGCACCAAAACCTACGTTAAATGCTTTACCTAAAACACCTGCTTGAGTAAAAGCTTGCTTTACTAGTTCAGTAGTACCATCATCTGCGCTAATAATAATAGCATCTGTAAGCTTACTTGATTCAAATAAATATTTAACCCAATCTAAAGTAATGATTAAAGAACTACAAGCAGAACCATCTGTACTTAACCAATCAGTAGCTTTTAGTTGTTTAGCCCACTTTCCTGCTACTATTTGCGATTGCTGCATAAAAGATACTCTAGCACTTTCTTTACTAATAGTAGATAGATATACAGTCTCTGTGCCTGCCCAAGTACTATTACCTGCAGCAAGTAGAGTACCTACCTTATCACCTACAGGTGTATACTTAAAATCTGAAACCAGTTTACTAACTGTAAAAGTTAGCGGAGATGCACTAGTACGTGATTCTAAAAGATCTAAAGTATAAGAATAGGAATTAAGATACATCAATACTTACTCCATTATTATTATACTTATTAATCCAAACAGCTAAATCCATAACTGTTAGATGTGCTTTAGGACCTTTTACATCTGGAAAGTAACCTTCTACATTAGCATCGCTAGGCATATTAAAATAATTACCTAAACCAGTTAAAGTTAATGCAGTATCTAAGCTATCTAAATTTAGATCTTTTAACTTAGAATTAGTAGAATAGTTACTAAAATCTAAGTCTAAACCTGTAGATTCATATTCGATAGTTTCTTTTAAGATATTTAAAAATTCTTGTAGAGGGATTTCTTTATTCATTACTACTACCTTCGTACTATAAAATTTATTGTATTTTTATCATTTTTATCAAAGTATACCATAACATCGGATGTATTTAACTCATTTACTACCATACCTTCCCTTAATCTAGTTTTATCAAATACATCTATAAAACCTTTTCTAGCATCTACCACTTTTATACAATACACGTTTATACTGTATAAAAAATTTCTAAGTCTGTCAAATACATCATGAGCTACAACACTATCAGACACCCAAACAGTGTTACATATGAAGCAAGGTATTACACCATTGTAAGTTACAGAGCTACCAATGGTGTAAACAAAAGCAGCAACTAATTCAGATTCTCCATACATGGCTAAAACTTGATAACGATTGCTCAGTATCTCCTTAACATACGTATCTATATTAATTTTGATAATATCTACAGTAAGAGTTGCATTCATTTTATTCATAGCTATTTTAAGCTTATCTATAATATTGGTTATCTCTACAGCACTATAATCTGAAGCAATACCATAAGTAAATGTATAACCTTCTTCGATATACTTTTTAAGCATACATACCCTTATTGTCCAATCTTTAGTAAGATTTATCTAATTCTTGCGTAACGCCTACTGCCCATTCATGGCAGGTGTTTGCGTATCTTGCAGCGTCATCAGCTTCTTTTGCCAGTTCGACAAGAATGTTGATACTCTCGTCTGAAAATCCGCTTGTGGCGGTTGAGCTTGTACACTGGCAGGCAGCACTAGTTTTGGGCATGGTGCGGTTACTGCCACTGGCTGCGTGCTGCAACCGCTTAACATCAGCAGCAAGCTTGATATTTTCAGCATGTGCATCATCGATTGCTCTTGCTTTGATAGCATTATTCACCTCTATCGTAGTGTTTAACTGGTTAATATTGTGTTCTTTGTCTAGCGTCGCTTTAACTTGATTGCTGTAGGCTTCATTCCAAGTAGCATGAAGTTGTGCAATTTCAGCGTTAAGCTTTAATCCATTTACATACCATCCAGCAAAGAAACTGATAGCCGCTGCTGTAATCATTGGGTAAAACCACATCAATATCGCCCTTCATATTTATCAGCACGGCTATATACTAATCCAATGTAACCACGATTAATATCATATGGACTTTGACCGTATCCCTTGAATGGTTTGTGGCTTTTAATGCTGCTTAACTCTACATTGCCAAACCATATATTGGGGTTGCAGGTTAGCAGTAAGCTACACTTTAATCGTTCTTTACGTAGCCCACCAATGCCGCCATTATAGGCGGATAACGCCATTTGATAATTATCATTCGGTGTTTCTGCCCCTTTGACCTCGCTACTTAAATCTCGCATATAGACAACTAACCCACGCAACTGATAGTTAGCTTGATATGGATGATTAAACGACCAGTTTCCCCAGTTAATTTCTGGATGTTTGGCTTTGATCTCCTCAATAGCATCAAAAGACTGTGTCTTGGTGAATTGGCTCAAGCCTACTCCCCATTCTCTGTCAGTCTTAAGCTCTGCATTGGGTGACCAACATTTGGGGGATTTAAGTGAGGTACAACTTTCTTGCTCAACCTGTCCAGCTAATAGGCTGGGCTTATAGTGTTCATGCCAATATGATACTTGCTCTTGTTTAAGAACTGGCAAATAGGTAAGCGCATTGACTGGCAAGGCATCCATATTAATGCCCTGCTGACATAAGCATACTAATCATTAATGCAAAAGAGGCTACCATCACAGATGCACCTAGAAAGACCAACCCACTACCTGTAGATGATAATGATGCTTGTTCTACCATATCCCCCATATCAACATAAGGTAATAAGATTTTGCGGATAATATGCGTCAATCCAGCAACCAACATACCTAGCGACAGAACGCTAACAAATTCCAATAACAAGCTGGCGTTAACGGCATAAAGAAAGGCAATTGCTGGCACGAATAACCAGAACAGGCGTTTATCAAAGTGTTTCATCTGTATGTTTCCTTGTGTTTAAGTTAAAGATGTTTGACCAGCAGCGCCATAGCTGGGGCGACAATAAGTGTGAGTACGCCACCATACGCATAAAGGCGTGTTTTTGTCTCTCGATAGTCATCACGTAAACTGTTTATCATTGTGTCCATCGTATCGATATTTTTATGGATACGTGTAAACGTTTGCTCATTTTCCATACTATTCCGTGAGATTTCTCTGGTGAGTTCAGAAATACTGTGTGATAGTGTTAAATTACTTTGAACTTGCTTTTCCATCGTCGTATCGAGCTTTGATAAAGTTTTATCAAAATGAGCGAAATCATTCTCTAATCGCATGACCCGTTCAGTTATATCATCCATCAATGTTTCCTTTAGTTAATGTGTTTGCAGTTGATTCAGCTAACATAGCCTGTGTTATTAAGACACCACCTACGATGCTATAAATCTTTTCTAGCTATTTCTTTCTTTATTTTAACATCTTAACTGCAATTATTAAAACTATTTAGCAAACACAGCAGCAATAACATCGCCAGGACTTGCCACTTTCTGTGTGAGTGTTCTACTAGTACTAGACCAAACAGCATTAGCAATCTGTTCTAGTGTGTAACTATTACCACTACCACCAGTATCAACAGTAATTGCTTGCACTGGTTGTTGGTAGTTAATCCTTACAACATGACTTCCTAATGTATTAAGAAATGGATCACCCCCACCAGAAACCAATAAGATGCCATCATTTACTATCAATGTATGATCTGCTTCTTGTGGTCTAATTCGCCAACCATTGACTAAAAATCCATAGACAGGAATACTAGTTCCAGCAGTAGCATCAATTACATCACCACCTACTGTTAAGAATGCTGGTAAATACTTTTGATTACCACCAGTACTGATAAACCAATCTACCCATCTACTATACACATCCCTAACAGACATAGTAACTACTCCCGCATCGAGAGCAATTACTTTACTAACACCATCAAATGTATATGACATATAACTTATTTACCCAATATAAGCACGGTCTGCTTCTGCTACTGCACCAAAACTGATACCTTTAGCACGAGTAATAGTACCCTGAACAACTACAGGTTTAGCATAACCTTTGTTACCTGCTACAATTACAATTTGAGCATCAGTACCCGCAGTACGACCACCTTGAGTATTACCATCATAATCAAATGTAAATGGTAATGAACTACCTGTAATTGTACCTTGGATAGGTATACCATCTTCATCATTAACAGTGATAGCAGTAGAAGTACCATAATCACCAGTAACAGTATCCAAGAAATACATAATGTAATAACCAGCAGCAGCAGTAGTTAATGGTGTATTAAATGTAGTTGTACCAGCAGAACTGAATGGGTATGTACGGACTACGCCAGTATAATCTGTAAATTGAATTCTGTTAATATCAGCTGCTTGGATGTTAGTAATAAACACACCTGCAGTAGTAACGAGTGTATCCCCTACAAAATAGCATAACTCATCAGCAGTTTTACCAATTACTGTACCAGTACCAGAATCAATATCTGTAGTTTGGCGTAATAGGTATTGTGCTTTTGTATAGATCTGCTCTAGTGTTGCCCCATTACCATCAATAACTACTCTAAATGGATATGAGCCTGATCCGATTGCTTTATTCTGGTCAGTAGTATAATAAGTCACAGTAACGTTATTATATGGTGCTGATGTCATTGAATTATCAGGTGCTTGAATTTTTAAATCGTCTTCATTAGATAAAAGTACGTTTACAGTATAAGCACCAGTACCTGATTGAGCTGTATCGGCAAGTGTAGATGATTTATACTTTTTAGCATACTCTCTAGCAAATGCTTTGAAATATACACGACTATCAAAATTACCATTATTGGTATCACCAAATACCTGGATACCCTCGTTAACTTCGTCTGTAAATGTAAAGTTAGTAGGTGCGCCACTTTGTACTTTTTGATAGTACAATTGAGCACCAGTATTTACATCACCTAACGATACGATACCTACATGTTGACGATTTAGATTACCAGTACTATCGTATTCAGACCAACCACCATCACGCAATGCTTGACGTGTTGTATCATTAGCAGGCTTCCAACCATTATAGCTACCACCATCTGTACCAAACTGGAACTGACCTGATTTAGCATCAATTACATACATTGGAAATGGGTATTTGTTATAAGAACTTGTTTCCCAAAGTTTAATAAACTTTGAGTAGAGTGCCTGCAATGTTACACCGTCTTTATAAATCAAGTTTCCTGATTGATTCAATGTAAAAGTTTTTGCAGTAGTATCAATGGTAATTTCTGTACCTACTACTAACAAATTACCATCAGTAATTTTTGCCATTTAAATGTATCCCCTATGCTAAAAAGTTTCTATCAATAATCTGCTGAATCGGTAAACTTGTATCTGTTGTACCTAAGCTATAATTTAGGATACTGAATGGAACATATCCTTGTTTATACACTTTAATATCTACTGCACCAGTACTAGAATATACATAGTTATATGTATTAGTTGGGTTACTATCCACATTAACTCGTTCATTTATAGTACCAGTATCTAGAATAACAATATCACTATTAGGAACTAACCCAGTTAAAGTTAAAGTAATAATGTCTAATGGATACTGATAATCTTGTGCAGAAGCTGTACTTATTGTAGGCATGTACACAGAAGCAATTGATATTGTGTTTGTAGTAATTGTGGTTATCTTCAGTTGTAGTTTATGCCCTTTACTAGGATCAAGCGCACCTATCGCGTTAAGTGCTGTACCTAATGTAGTCGAGGTATAGTTTGCAGTAGTCATTATAGACCAACCAGCACCATCATTTTTATTAATAGCAAAATTATAATTGTAGTTGGTAGCAGTGGCATTTCCCATTACTAAAGCACTATTAGCATATTGAGTATGTCCGAGCAAATAGTTTGGCATTGTAAATGTAGCACTTTGCCCTACAGTTGGCATATACAATCCACCAGCAGATGTAAATGCTGCACCACCTGTTAGTGATACCTGACCTGTTGTACTTGCTGTTGGCTCATTCATCAATACCGCAATACGACCAGCAGTAGTAGATGTAAAGCAATCCATCCAGTGTGTACCATATACTGATAACTGAGCAGTTAAAGCACCAGTACCACCCATACCCATTCTTGTTTGATTAAGTATTGCCATTACATCTGTAGCATCGGCATAATCTCCAAACACGTTTTGTTCGGTACAATCATGACACGAGTTATCACTAGATCCAATACCTGTTCTGGTGTTACTCACATAAACTCTTTGTATTTTGAAACTTGAACAGTTATTTGTTGTATTATAAATGTAGCCACAAGCATTTGTTGTACCTAATGATAATGGCGATGTTCTTGTCCCTATATTTCTTAGTTTTATATTAGAACATCCATAACTTCCATACAATATTGCGGTATATGGTTGATTATTTGCAACGGGTAAAGATAGCCCATTAAGTGTACAATTTTTAGTCGTTGACATTAAATACCATACGTATGTTGTATAAGTAGTTGATGTTGTACCTGATACTCCATTAACGAATGAAGTGTTATTAAATGTTGCAGTATCGCACATACTTAACTGAATTGATGCTTCTATAATATTTGTATTATTAAATGTGCAGTTAGTTATGCGAGTTCCATAGATCGAGTAAACAGTAGCATTTGCTTGGTTGGTATTTGCCCTAATTGTACAATTATTAAAAGTAAATCCAGCAATATCTTGTATTACCGAAGTATATGCACCAGAAATGGCAAGATCCACCCTAGCAAACACACAATCAGACATAGTCCCACCAGCAGAACAAAACAATATTGTTAAACCTGGAGTTGATAATGCTGTTGTTGGCTTATTACCCACACCAATTTTTGAAAATGAAACTGGTGTGGCTATCTCATCAAGATAAATGGCATCTACAAATCCACTATTTGATAAGGCCACTGAGTAAGGTTGAGTAAGCGATAGATACCATTCCATATTACACTTATCTATATTAACAACACCACCACCAGTAGATGTAAAGTCATATCTTGTTGCTAATGTAGCATTTGGAATCGCTACTGCATTTCTTGCTGCTGTTGTACAATTACAGAAAAACACATTACCTACAACAACAGCAAGTCCAGAAGGTGGAGTATAACCATTTGTAGCAGAACCAGAGTTACCAATACGCACTAATCCTGTGTTATCAATCCAAACTACCTTACCTCTGGCTGCTTCAGTTCCAACAGTTGTGGCAGTACCTGCATTAGGATAAAACTCATAGTCTCCAGCACCAGCAGTTTTCTCGATAAAAACACCAGCAATATGTTTCAGTGTACCATTGTTAGGTATCTGCATAGTTTGGTTAGATGTGCCGTTAGTAGTACCGACAGAATACCAAGCACCATAGACGTTAAACGATCCTAGTCTATAACCAGTGACCGTAGATGCCTCATCTCCCATGATCTCTAAGAATCCAACGGTACTTGCCCCTGTAGCACTCGATGTAACCCCAGATAGTGTTAATACTCCTGATACATACTCTGTACTATTCCATTGTTTAATCATTATCCAGCCTGTAGTAGGCATAGTACCACCGTTTACAAGCGGTGCGGCAGTTAATGAACTATAAACACACATTAATAATCCACTAGCACTTCCTTGAGTAACTGTAGAATTTAATGCTGGTATAGTACCACTACCGTTATTAAATGGAATTAACCTTACATTTCTACCATCAATATTACATGTACCACCTAACGTAGCGGAAATAGTAATATTACCCATTGAAGTTGCAGCAGTAGCACTTGAGTTATTATTGTTTAACCCAAATCTACTATGTTGATCAATAGTAAGAGTGCCACCATTAATATTGTATAAATCACCACCAGCTTTGCTTGTGAGAGCATCAATATTTTGAGTAGATGTGATGGTAAAAGTTGCCATTTATATTAGCCTTTATTAAGTATTTACTACACTAACAAGAATATCACCTAAGTAATTTAGAGTTCTTGTTTCGTTTATAGAACCTTTAGTATAGATTACCTGTACTAACTTATCACCTAAATACGTAAAATTCCTATAAGAACCATCTGCGTAGTTTACTCTAATCAATCTACCACCACCGTAGATAAAAGCAGCATCTAGTAGAGGAATTACAGAACTATCTCCTTTGTCCCCTTTATCTCCTTTATCTCCTTTAGGGCCTTGAGAACCCGTAAGACTTGAAGTTACTACTATATTGGTAGTACCAACTAGTATAGAAGTTTTAGCGGTATCTAGTAAAGTTAGTTTAGTAGGGTATTCTGTGGTATGTACTTCAGTATTATTTGTACTAACAACTAAATTGACATTACTGTCTGAATGGAATACCGAAGTAAGACTAAGTAAATCACTCATACTGTTACAGATGCTACAGTATAGATAGTAAAAGGAGTAGTAATAATAGTTCTACCATCAGATAGTACATATTGAATGTCTTGAGAAAGCTTAGCTACAGGCCAATTTGAAGTATTACTTACTCTCATAGTAAATTTACCCAATGCTGGATCTACTATAGTTACTGTACAGTTTGCTATAAGTTTATTAGTAGAATCTCTAATCTGGCTCTTAATGGCAATGCTTGTAATATCAATAGGTAGATTACTAGTATCCGTATATTGACATTGCAATTCAAAAGTACTGCCTATTCTATGTGTAATTATTTCCATAATTAGGTATTAGCCATATAAGGTTTAAGTTTGTTAGTCTGAATAACATCAGGTATGCTACCCCTACCTTGTGTACTTATGCTCGCAATTATGTCGAAATCTTTAGGAATGCTTGGATACAGTCTAGAATTAGGCAACCTTACCCATACCCTGTTAGTATTGTTAAAAGATGTCTGAACTACAGTAGGATTTGCAGTACCGTTATCTAATACAGTTGTAGTAACATACTGAATTACTAAAGGTACAGATGTAAAAAACGGATTAAAGTTACTGCTCATATTCACCTACTTTTGTAAATAAGTTAGTTTTTATTCTTAAATTAGCTAAATTGACTGGTTTAAAAGGTAAAACATTATTTAGTAAAATATTAGCAGTAGCTGATAAAAACCCATCTTGATAATCTGCTAATGTATTTGATTCTCTTATTGTATCACCAGAAGAATCATCAGCTGCATAATTTAAAGATAGTACATCAAATACATGATTTTGTCTTAGTGCTCTTAGCTGATCGATTATACCTTGATTATAGGCAACAGTTTCAGGATCTGTAATTGTGTAATACTGACCTGTACTCCAATTATACTCAGAACGAATACTTTCTGCCATAACGTAATTAATATCTTTAACAGTACTACCTAGAACGGTGAATCCTCTATTAGAACAAATTTCTTTGTTAGACCAACTTATACGTACTTTACTTACAAGATCTACCATACCAGTCTGATAATTTGTAGAAGGATATATATCTACACTATCCATAGTATCCATAAATACACCATCTGCATTTGGAGAAAAATAAGTTAAAGTTACAGTTAATTGATCACCTGCCTTTAGTGTTAAACCAGAGGCACCAGATTGAACTACAAATGTACCTAATTTGGTATTGTAGCTATAATCTAAATCTTTTACTAAAACAACATTACCGTACTTAATTTCTAGGGGTTCATCGGTATCCACAGGAAAATATCCCTGTCTACCATCAGGGTAGCTAGTACTAGCACTCTCACTAATGTATGGGACTCTAAAACCTAACCCACTATTAGCTCCACCACCTGAATCTACAGAAAGTAGTGTAGCTGTAAAAGTTACAGGACTTTGTCTAGGACCAAATATAATTGGTAGATAGTATTTTAGTATTCTATTGTGCCAATTGATATTTCCTGCATTAATAAAACTAGAACCCCAAATACCGTTTTGATCTGGAAAGTTTACAGTTACAACTGAAAAATCTTGACCCCAACCTGCACCACCTTCGTATACAGGACATTTATGATTATTAGGTATGTATTGAGGGCAGGAAGAGTTACTACATGCTGACATAGCATCTCTACTCCAGTAATTGGTTGAGTTATACCCTCCACCACAATTACCTCCTGCACTGTAAGTAACGTAACCATTAACAGAATCTTTGGTGCAAATTTTAGAACATCTGCCTAAACCAGAAAAATATTCACTTCTGTTTATACTGCAAGTTTTTGTACCTGATCTAGAGTTGTCATGCGTGCATTCACTGATTTCTGAGAAATTATCGTTATCTTTACAGTAGTAACTAGCATACCCACCTGGACCTGAATTACCTACATCAGATCCTGCTGTAGAAACACTCCAAGGTTCTACGCTAGTATTTGCAAAATCATATAATTTAGTATTTACTGCATCTTCTTCACCAAAAGATATATACAACATAACCTTACAGCCAGCTTTATGATAAGCATCAACTTTACTGTTTGATGTAGCATAAGGATCTGTTACTACTAAATCGTAGGTACTTAACTCTTTATCAAAACCACCCATATAACAAATATTATATGAAGGAAATCTTACGTAAACATCTACAGAAGTTTTTAAAGGTTGTTCGTAATTACTAATAGCTGGTATAGTTAAATCAGTAGTTTTGCTAGACATATCAACACTACCAATGGAAACTTTACCATCGATTATGTGTGGCAATACTTGAGAATACTCGTAAGGAGTATAGTTCGGTACATGTAGTAAATTTGCATTAACTGTTATATTCTCGATAACACTAGTAAATGTAGCGTTATATTCGTACTTAACACCTGTAAACACAACAGTATTATTTGCTGCGTTTCTTACCTGTACAGTACACAAACTCGACCCTAAATCTCCTACAACAATATCTTCAAAATATGGTGAAGGATCTGTATCAGCACCACACGTTAAAGTTGATGCGTTAGAAAATAAAACACCATCCTTATATACAGTAAATTTTCCCCAACCCCAATCTTTCTGAACTCTAATAGTTAGAGTACCCTTAGCTGAAAACGAGAATCTAGCACTAGAGGTATCAGCATAATAACGTTTTTCGCTAAAGTCATTATCATAACTCCAACTACCTGTATATGTAACAAGGCTTGAATCCAAAGGTACAATAGTAGCATTAGTTCGTATAATACTTCCATTAGGATCTGGATATTCAGCAGACAATTGAAGGTATATAGATTGGTTATTAAATGTTGTTACATACTGAGGTAAAACACTAATGCCAGTTGTAATAGTAGTATCATTTAGTAGAGTACTATCTGAAGCAAAAGTTAAAGTATTTGTAGGGTAAGCTTGTACACTTAATACTTCTCCAGAAACGGCATCAAGTCCAAAATTTAAATAATCTATAGATGGATTACTAATTAAAGTTATGTTTGTATTATAAATACTATTTGAAGTTAGGTTTTGTATCTTTATATTTACGTTATTACTATGAGAATTGCACAAATTATACAACTGTTTAGCATGTTCTGTAGCAAGTTGAGTATTGCCATATGCATCTAAATTTACATAAGGATTTACATACATAGGTGAAGGTAAGTTCAAAACTAAACTACTGCTAGTATTATCCGTGTATTTTACACATGTAAATACGAAAGGAACACCTGCACTGTTATTAACATACAATTCAAGTGTATGCTGCCCTGATAGTAAATTGTCTGCTAGTACGTAATCGTAATATCCAGTATTGACATTGACAGTCTCATTTGAAGATACAGTATCTAAGGGACTAACTACGTTAGTAATTGTAGATGGTTTTACACCATCAATATAGACATCCGCATCCCCCCAACCATAAGATATACCTACTCTAATAATACATGTAGTACCAGTAAAATTTACAATAGCTTTACCTTTAGTACAGAAAGTTCTTTTCTCTCGAATAGAAGCAGACAAAGTTTGATCTACATCCGTAACCCAGTCTGATTGAACTACGGCAGTGGTGTTTGGATAGCTAAAGTTTGCAGGAAAACTTATTTCGATTAACTCTTTATACGCTAATCTTAAATTAATTAAATCCTGTCCAGCTCTATACTTATCACTATAAACGCATAACTTATCTAAATAACTACTCATATTAAATTACCACTGTCGTTGATGGTACATCGTATCTAGTAGCAGCTAAAACAATATTAAAAGTATTACTTACACCACTACTATTATTGATAACGATACTTTTAGTGGCAGAAGATCCAATAACTGCAAAAGGAATATTATCTAGCAATTCTCCTGAATTGTTAGACGATAGATATGACAGATTACTTGTATCATTTACTACAGAACTTTGAGAAGCATCACCATTATAAATGCTTATAGTATAGTTAGCTTGGACATCTGATGGTACTGCACTCAAACTGTAAACCATGTACCAAGAAGGAACACTATTAGTGATTAACACTATATGAGAACTGTTAGACGACACTGTAACACTTGTAGCAGTATAGTTAACCAAATTACCCATATTACTATTTAAGGCATCTACTGTTGTATTAGAAGCATTTAGCGCAGCAGTATAAGCGTCTAATGCAGCAGTACTCTCACTGATTAAAACGTTAGAAGCATTTACCGCAGTAGTGCTTTCAACAATCAAAGTATTAGCAGTATTTACTGCAGTAGTAGATGATGCTAATTCACTATTAGCAGTACTTAATGCAGTAGTACTGGTATTTAACACAGTAGTGTAGGAAGCAAGCGTAGTAGTGCTTGTATTAATTAAAGTGTTAGCAGCAGCTAATAAATCATTAGAAGAGTTTACTGCAGCAGTACTTTCACTAATTAAGACATCAGCGGCATTCAGTGCAGTAGTAGAGGCATTTAGCGCAATAGTACTTTGAGTAATTGAAGCATCAGCAGCATTTACCGCAGCAGTGGCATTATCAGCAATAATTTGAATTTCATTTTTAGTATTTACGATTGTAGGTACTACTACATTAATGATTTCATCGAGGTTACCAGACAAGTATTCTACAGAAGAAGTCGAAGAACTCCAATCAAAAGTTTGTACAGAGTTGTCAGATGTAATCAATAAAATTTGCTGTATATTGCTAAATTGGTTTAAATGATCATAGAGTACAGCACTAAAATCTAAAGTGTAATTACGTATTAAAGCCTTACTAGTATTAATAATTACATTGGAATTTGATGTCAAAGCTAGACCTATTTGGTCGAATATTGTAGCTATAGAACTTGTATTAGCACTTACACTATCGAAGTTATAAGTAACTATTGAGTTATCAAGTAGCACAAATTTGACAGCTTTATATTGAGTCAGCTCTGGTACATAGTGACTATAGTCAATTTCAGTATTTATATTGTTGACTAAATACTGATTAAAAAAGCTTTCTAAGTCAGTTTGTACATTTATAGGAAGGTTACGATAGATGTTTAATTGTATTTGTCTATTGCCTTTATAAGTTCCTTTAACTAGATCTTCAACTAAAGGTAAGTACTCTGAAACACCACTTGCTACAAAGTCATCTAGAGTTTTTTTGTTACTGCTCAAATAGTTAAAAGATGCTATTTCTTCTAAATTATCTACCAGTATATTTACATTGGTAATAAAGCTATTAGTATTCACGGAATGCTCCTAAGAATTGATCTAGACGTATAACATCTAACGGCATAGTAAAAGTATTGTAACTAGTATCAGCAAACTTTGATAATAATTTTAACTGATCATCTGATAGTACATTTGAGTTTTTATGGATAAAAAACACATCTAAAATTTTAGCAAATAAGCGACTATATTCGTAATCTACTAGAGTATCAGTACCACTTGTTTGAAATTTTGTTACAGTATAATAGACACCTTGCCTGTAGTTAGAGTACCTATTATTACTTAAATTTGTAGTTGATATGCTTCTAGATTTTCTATTAGCATCTATACATGTTGGCTTTTCTGTAAAAACGCAAGCTACATTTTCCCCATCAATAGTACCATTATTTGTACTGACACTACCATCATCTGTGTAAATGTTATTATTTTCTGTAGCCATAATGTTATACAAAGCCTTTGTTACGTACATTTTTAAACAAGCTTTCTTGATTATTTGTAAATCCTCGTTCTAACAATTTTGTACAATTGTTCTCAAAACGTGCAAAATAACTATCACTTGTTTTTTGATTATTAGGTCCACCTAAAGAACTATAAGCTTTATACGCTATGTAGTTACATACAGGTTCTAAAAACATTCTAGAAATAGCTATATCTTCTGAAATATCTGTTACTTCAGGAAGTAGCATCTTACATACAAAATTAAGGTGTAGGTCATTTAAAGGATTGTTTACTAAAAAAGTGTTGAATGTAACTTCTTTAATGTCAAAAGAATCAAGATCATCAACTGTATTCGGAAATGTTAAAGGCACTCCAAAATCATCATACACTTCAAGTACCCTAATTAAGTCAGGATCTCTAAGCGTATATAATCGAATACCTTCATAAGTAGGTACAGTAACTACAGTTGTTTTTATATTAAACCTAGTGCTCAATTCTGTAAGTGCTAGATTTAGATAGCTAATCAGAGTATTGGCAGCATCAGCGTTAGCAGCATTATAAGGATTATTTCTAAATGACTCTCCTAGAGCTATATTATAAATATCTCCAGAAGCTACATCATTTAACACAGTACTTACTAACATTAAGTAAACTCCAATACAGCTGAGAGTTAGTTATCAATTTATCTATTTACGGTAAATTATAACACACACACTACTTACATTATCTATTAATTTGAGGTAAAGACACTACTTTACGTTTATACTTGAAGTACACTTCATCACCATTAGCATCGTAAATGTACTGCTTATATACTTTTTTGTAGTCAGTTTGTTTAGTAAAATTAGCATTTTGCTTGTAATTATTTATACTCCATACTTGTAAAGGTATGCTGTCAAAAAAGTTAAAAGCAATGCTACCAGTACCAAAGAAAGGTTTATCAGAAATCCTATCTAATACATCATGATACTTAAATACAAAATTCATGCCCCATAGAAATTCACCTAACGTTAAACTGTCGGTATTAACAAGTGTTTTTATAACGTTATCAAATAAACCATACTCACTAGTATTCAATACTTCATCGTAAGGCATACACCTTTGTTGGTCAGTGTAGTTCAACATTTGTACACTACCTACTAACTGATCTCCGATTTCCCCAGTAATTACTAGCTTATTGTCTAAGAATCCTTCAGGCATTTCTCTAATAAACTCATAGGCTAGAAGTGTAGGAAACATTCTACTACCTACTGTTGATACATCTTGTTGTATTTGTGCAGCAAGCATAGGATACTCTTTAACAGATGATAAAGACATACCTACACTAAATGTAATTCCAGCAGCAACTAAAGCATAGAATACTAAAGTAGAATCTATACCGCCACTCCAAAGAAGTACTACATCTTTAATTGGATGTGCTTTAATTTTTTCAATCTGCATATCAATACATTCTTGAAAAGTGGTATTTACGTACTCAACTCTATCTTCAGCAGTAGGGGCAGTATTTACAGTATTGATTAAACCTTCTAATGTACCTGTCCTATCGCAAGGTATTACACCAAAAAACTGAAAGAATCTTACAGAATCTGCTGAATTTTCTAAACCTAACATACGAATACTCCTACTAAATTTCAAATGTACCATTACGCATTGGATGATTATTCTCTAATACTGTAGAGCTATACACATGCATAGGTGCTACAAGTAAGTAAGCATCTTCAGTAATAAAGTGGTGTGGTGTCATCTTATCAAGCACTAGCACATCGCCAGGATTTAACGGAACTTTAGACTCATCTGTCATACCTTGAATACTGTAACCACTTCCACCAATAACCCTAACCACTCTAACAGTTGAGTGGATATGGTGAGCTTGTTCTTTAGTACCTTTAGGCATATACAGCAGCTGTAGCGTAGGATCACCATGTCTTACAGGAGGGAACACTTGTTGTGAACTACAGCCATTAATATACGGTAAATTTACCATACTCTCATAACTAGATGCTTTACTTTCACATTGGTAACCTCTGATTAATACAGCTAAAGATTCACTTCTAACTTTAGTACCACCTCTATGTACACTGGCACAGGTATCACCAATTAACCATAAAGAATCGCCTAAAGGGATATCTACTACGTGTTCACCTACATACACAGTATAGGTATATAAATCATAACTGCTTGACTGGAGTACAGCAGTATCTCCTGCAGGTATTTTTACAATGTTAAACATGGATCAGTACCCTTAATTTGCATTACCACTTTCTAGTAATTTTTCTAACTTTATAGCATCATTGAATGAGTATCTATCAATAATGATAAATTCTCCATTGATGAAGTACATATCTTTATTGACATTATTCACAACTTTTGCTGCTACTTTTGAAAGTGATACCCCATCTTTTACTTGATCTGTAATATCAATCATATCTGAAGGAGGGAACTTAACAGCATCTGATGTAGTATTAGGATATACTTTACTCTTCAGTACTCTATTTTGTGCATTAAGTTTTACATAATAAACATTGCTCATAGTATATAAAATCCTTACTTATACAATGTACGAGCTATAAGCTCCACCAGTCAACTCAGGCTCATCTTCAAACATATCACCTGTCTTTGTATTTACAGTCTCTTCTGTAGGCTTCCAAGGAGTTAGTTTAGCTAACATAGATACCGTATCGATAGCATCATCATGTTTACTCTTAAACCCTTTAGGTGAAGCATATTTCAATTCTTCCAATAATTCTAACACTAAAGGATGCTCACGCATATCCTCTGGTAGCCAAATCTTCTTAGTTTTAAACCAAGGAAGTACTACGTTGAATCTTTCCATCTTATTAGTGGCTGGTCTAATACCTGCTCTACCATTATTATTTTCACTAGCCAAAGTAAAGTAAATGTTTCTAGTAGCCATCTGATCATAGATCCAAGAGATAAAACCTCCCTGCTGACCAGATACCTCAATACCTACCTGTTGAGGTCTATACATCTGAGCCAATCTAAATAGATCATCAATATTCTTATCCATTAACTGCCTAGCACAGATACCGTCTACTAGTAACCAGTCACCATTATTATTGTAAGCCCATACGCTTATAACACTAAAGTCACTAGCCTTACCTTCACTAGTAGCAAAGTCAGTAGTAATATAGAAGTTAAACCTTTCTTTATTCTGCTGAACTCTCTTAGAATCGTACCACACTAAGTCATGATCGAAGACTAACCTATCATCATCACTAATAATTCTTAACATTAACTCTTGCATGAAGCTATCTACCTTCCCTGCAAGGACTGCTTTATCATATTGAGTTCTAACATACTCATATGTAAATCGATCTTCCCACGCTCCTCTAAACTCTTCTGGACTGCACGGGAAAGTGTTACACACAGGAAACACGTTGACATGCCATGCACCAGATTCTGCAGCTTTGTATAAAGGATCGTTGCTGTTGAACGGAGTACCGTTCCAAATAATTTTACGTCTTGTGGGATGTAATGCATAATCAATAGCCTTGTATACAGTATCTTCAATACTGGCTGTAATTGTAGGACTTCTAGCACCATCATCGGAAACCAAGTCATCTAGTAGTGCAAAGTTAGGTCTCTTACCCATCTCTTTACTACCGCGAACCCCAGTTAATGCACCATACCCTTTGATGATAAGCCTCTTCCCGTCTTTATTAATAAACTCCCATCTAATATCAGTAAACTTAGCTTCAGGGACATACTGCTGTAAAAACTCACTATTCTCCCACCTAAACTCTAAGTTCTTCCTCATATTCTTTACACCGTTCTCTACACTATCACTAACATAGATAGCTAGATCAATTCTCCCGAAGTCAGGTAATTCCCCATAAGTAGCAAGGTATAAGAACATATACTCACCAAATACAGTAGTCTTACCTGAACCACGAAACAACATGTTAAGTGTGTTAGACTTACCTCCAGCAATCTGATCCAACATCTTATAATGGATGATAGGAGTTAAGTTCTCTTCCCCTTCAGTACCATTAACCAACTTAATAAAGTTAACAAACTCTAGTGAGAACTCACTAGGGACGTAGTTAATATCATCACCGTAATCAACTTGATTAAGCCAATGCTCTACAGATTGCTTTATAGGTTTATTCATCAATCATCAGTCTCCACATAAAAGAACAGTTAAACCAAGGGATACAGTAGATCTAAATTTTCTTTATTGATTATTAATATTGTACCTTCTTCAGGTACATCAAAGTACCCAATACCTAAATATAAACCAAGAAGATCTTCTTTATAATTTACCAGTACCATACCGCATTTAGCAACTTTACCTTCTAAATCAAACTCTTCTACAATAGGCATATACACAGAACCGTTAGCGTTATATCGCATGATCCTAGTAATATCTTCTAGATTATCTAAAGTAATTTCTTTTAACATAACTTTACTAGTCTTAGAAGCTATATCTCTAACCTCACTTGTATTCCTAAACTTTTCTAGAAATAAGTTAACAGCTTTATGTTTTAACATCACTCATGCTCCTCACATGTACCTTGGATAATTTTACTATGAGCTACATCAACTACACTCATTGTGCCAGCATTAATAGCAACTAACTGTGCTTGAGCTAACGCTCTAGTAGCTTCTCTTAATTCATCAATACTCTTACTCTCTTTAACACCCATCTCAATCTCAATCTTTCTAGTCTCAGGTTGTTTAAGATGAGTCAGTAAACTATTAGCAGCATCACTCCTAACCTTCTCGCTAGTAGCTGATCTCATTAGTTCTGCTTGTACATTAATAGCTTCTTGATAGATGTCTTGGTTCAATACATAAGTAGGTATTAAACTCTGTTCCATAATAAGATTAACTAACTTATTCTTATTATAAGCACTAGCAAACCCACTAACATGATTAGCACTAGCACCTTCTTGAATTAGTCTAGCATATCTATCTGGGAATGTACTACGATAACTATCACTAATACCTCTACCCATTAGTCTATAGCTGCAGTATCTTACAGCACTAATATAATCTTGAATCTTATACTTACCATCTTGCAATACATGCATGTAACCAATGAGATTATCTCTAAAGCTTTCTCTCATTACTCCATCTGTATTAGCAATACTGTTAACAGTAGAAACCAAGGAGTCAGTAACTAACCCTCTTAGATGCTTAGGTAAGCTGTTCTTGAGTAGATCGTCACTGATAGTAGTGGTAGCTACCTGTGACTCTAATACTTCTTGTTCCATAAATGTTCCTTTATACCTGATGTTTATAAGATAGCATTAAGGATAGGTTATAGTCAACTTTTTCAGGTTTTTTGGAATTTTTTATTTTTGGTATGAGTGTATCACAGGTTTTTACAACTTTTATAATTTTGGTACGAGTGTATTACTATCATTCTGAGAGTGATTAGCCTGGTATACCCCCCCCCATATCTTACTTATGGAGTAATTCTTAAGCATTACTTTCTTTATTGGCAATCTTGCCGCATTAATCTTAAGGACAATCATCATGGCTACTACAACTCGTACTATCAAGTCTGTTAAAACATCTAGCATTGCGTCTCAAGCTTACCAAGCTGACGGAGTAGCTCCAACGCTAGACGTTCTAGAGTCAGCTAGTATCTGGGCTTATATCGTAAGCTCTGCTAAGTTAAGTATTGTAGGTTTTTGGGCCTTAATCGCAGGCTCTATTGCAACCGTTGTATACCTCAAAGAGCTTAGCAAAAAGCAAGACTAATCTAAATCCTCACCTTCGGGTGGGGTATTTTTTTTTTCCAAACAAAAACACACACAACACACACACACACAATCCAGTACATCGAGAGAGGGTACTATCACTGTTACTACTGTTAGGGCTAGTAGGGCTACTGCTACTGCTGTCAGTACTGTTATAAGTGTTACAAGTGTTAACAATTAATTGTTACTGTTAATCAGTGTTACTAACTATACCTAGAATTATCCTTAACTCACCCTTAAGACAAAGCACATATTCACTTTTCAGTAATCCTAAATACTACCTATAACTATAGGTAATCATTTATACACTTAGCTATACCCATAGATCAGCGTAAATAGTACTAGTGCTCTTTCTTTATTGGATGCAGATAAACAAGTCTGTATTAATTCTCTAATTCTTTCTCAAATCTTAAAATAACCTAGGAGGTTATATGAAATACGAAGTGTTCGTACCATTGGCTTTAGCTCATCACCTAAAAAGTGATATTCTTTGTGGCGATCATGCAGGATACTACTCAAATGCACTAGCTACATTTGAAGAAGTACATGTGGCAGAGTTCTGCCCTCATTCCTTAGCCCGTTTAGGGTTAAGTCATAAAGTTATTCTTGACCTATCATGGGTCAATAATTTCAATGATCCGTATAGAGAAATACGTATTAAAAGGCTTGTAGGATACCTTGACAGGTATTCTAGCGCGTTCAATCAAGCCTTTGCTTTACATACCAAGATGGTAGTATGTAATATGCAAATTCCAAGATGCTTCTTCGAAGAGTATATCGAAATGATGCATACATTAGGGAGTAAGATGCAAATCTGTTAACTCCCTTTCCCAAGCTAACTCCCTTTGGGGAGTTACTTTTTTACTCATCTAATTACACACTTTACTGTGTTATATCTCAAGAGCAGTGTGTATTGAACTGTTGCTCTTTCTTTTTTGATGCAGATTCTCTGTATCTATTTGTTTTATTTGTTTCAATCTTAATTAATGAGCAATATGCTCAAAGGACTTCATCATGCGTACAATCAATTTAGCTTCTGTTTCTGCTTCAACTACTGGCTTACAAGCTGTTAGCAATGCCAAGTCTGAGTTCAAGACCTTTTCGCTGGCGACAGCGCATGAAGACGGGTCTATCCGTCCAGTAATGGGCGTGTTATTGCGTGTTGATCTTGAACAGTTTAACAAAAACAGTGACTTCACTGCTGAAAGTGAAGAAGAAGTGTTGTGGTTTCTAAAGAACTGCACCCTTGATACTGTTAAAGAGTTAATCTCTAAAGAGGAGCAACAAGCTCGTATTAATTCTAAGCCTAGCATTAAGGAGCTAATGGCTAAGAAATCTTAACTCTTGAGACCTGAACAAGTCTTAAAACTGTTCAATAGTTATTTCAATCTTAATTAAGGAGTAATCAAATGGATTACGATGATATTTATGCTCTCATGTTAGAGCTGAACTTTAATACTGATTCAGTATGTGAATCTGAGTATGAATTCGAGTGGGAAGAATTTGACTTGACTCAGTTAAGTCTATAATTCTTCTCACATATTTAGGCATACCTGTTAAGGGTATGTCTATTTTTTAATCCTTTAATTTGAACAGGAATCTTAATATGAATAGCGATAACAACTATGTTAGACAATTAGACTTAGAGGACAAGTACTCTAAGAGACTGATTAAGAATAAGGTTAAGATGTACATTCAAGAGTTGGAACTAAGCATTACTGAACCAGAAGAGATAGTACTCGTAAATGTACTGTCTGGACTAGGTAAGAACATCCCAATTCAGTCTGTAGTAAACAGTCTGATCCATGCTGGTATGGATTTAACTTCTGCTACAGAAGTAATCATGAGCTTTACATCTTCAGGCTACTACTCATTGGTAAATCACGGTGCTGGTAACATCGTGTTAAAGCCTTTAGTTAAGTTACCTAATGAGTTATTAAGACAATTCAGTATCACAACAGTACTACCACCATTACTTGTTAAACCACGTAAGTGGAATAAACTAGGAAAGAGTGGAGGCTACTTGTCTATTAAACATGACTTAGTATTAGGTCATGAAAACCAGCATGAGTATCCTGTAAGTGTTGATGTAATTAACAAATTGCAGGATATCTCTTGGGAGATCGACTTAGATATAGCTAGTAATTTCAAAGATACTACTAGTTATTCTTGGGACAAATCTGTGGACATTACTGCTCAACTCTTAGGTAACAAATTTCACTTTATGTGGAACTACGATAGCAGAGGTAGAATGTACTCTAAGGGTTATGAAGTAAATCTTCAAAGCTCTGAATATCATAAAGCTCTATTAAGCTTCTCTAACAAAGAAGTATGTACCAAAGATGCTGTAGAGGAACTCTTATGCTGGGTAGCTAATACAGCAGGTTTTGATAAATTGTCTTGGGCTGACCGTAAAATTAAAGGACAGCAGTTAATAGCTAAAACTGTTACCTTTAATGGTGACGATATGTCTATTGACCTTGCTGATATTGCTGAGCCTGTCCTCTATACGAAAGCTGTTAATGCATACTTTGATGCTGTTAATGGTTTACCTGTTGGCATTCCTACTATGTGGGATTGCACAGCTTCAGGCTTACAGTGCCTTGCTGTACTTACAGGCTGTAAAGAGACAGCTACTAAAGTTAACTTAACCAATACAGGTAAACGTGAGGACGTTTATACGTATCTGGTAGCGTTAATGAATGCTCAACTAGCTCCTAATGATCATGTAGATCGTGAGTTAGTTAAGAAACCGCTGATGACTCACTGGTACGGTAGCATTGGTAGTCCAAGAAAGGCATTTAACGATGCTCAGTTAAAAGCTTTCTATAAGGCTCTAGCTGTAGGCTTCAAGGGTGCTGAAGCATTCATGAATGTTATTGATAGCATTTGGGAAGACAAAGCAGAGTTTGTATGGACATTACCAGATGGTCATACAGCTTGCGTTAGAACCCAAGTATCTGAGACTACCCGAGTTAACTTGGCTGAGAATGTGTTCTTTGACTACCAAGAGTTAGTTAATAAACCGTCTGGTAGTAAATTGCATATTTGGGCTAACGTTACTCACTCTGTGGATGCATACGTTGCAAGAGAGTTAATTAGATCATGCGATTTCGAAGTTGCTCATATTCATGACAGCTTTGTATGTCATCCTAATAACGCTAAGGCGATGCGCAACATCTTTAAAGAGGTGTTAGCTCGTTTAGCTCAGAGCAATCTACTAGAGAGCATTATAAGTGATCTAGCAGGGTATCCTGTTAAGCTTGATAAACTCTCTAACGATCTGCATCTTGATATTCTTAATTCAGAGTATGCATTGAGTTAGTACAGTACATGTACTAGATATAACCTGATTATACATAGAGTACTATTTAATGGTAGAGATTAGGGCGAAAGCCTTAGTCTCTACTGTTTTTTTTTTTTTAATCTAAATTATGGTGAATAAAATGGCGACTCGACAAGTAAAAAGTATTAAGACTACTTCAATTGCAAGCGAAGCTTATAACGCAAATGGTGTAGGTAATACACTAGATGTCCTTGAAAATCAAAGTATTACAAGCTATCTAGTATCAAGTGTTAAGCTATCTGTTGTAGCAGTATGGGCTGCGATTGCTGGCTTTATTGGTCTATTGGCTTATGCTAAAGAGATGAGTAAACCAGAACAGGAAGACTCTAATTTAGCTTCAGCTTAATCTAATTTACTACATGATCTACTTAGGTAGGTTGTGTAGTATTTTTTTTTTTCTATCTAGTAATTACAATAATTACTATCTAATGAATAATTAAAGGATGCTATATGAGTAAGTTTATTAATCGATTAGTAGTTAACCACCATTGTGAGGTTGTTAGTGTACTGATGACTATCATTGCTGTCGGTATGTACCTAATTGTAGGTGTAAGCCAATGAGTACATTTACAGCTAAAGCGTTAGGTGAGTACCTTTGCATTAGTGAAGATGTTGTAAAGCATATAATTGCCTCAACCTTTACACCTATGAATCCAGCTGCATTAACTGAAGGGAATATTTCATTACTTTTTACCAGGAACAGTAGGTTTATAGGTAATCTAGATGAGTTTATATCTTGGTACTATCTAGAATACAGCGTAGATGAGATTGAAGCTGCTGATAAACGTTATGCTCTAATACAAGACCATAACTGGAAACAGGCAATGGGATGGTAGGTTATGAATAACATTAAGTGTAAGGTCTATCATGTAGAAGCTTTTGTTAACCAATGTGCTACATGTGGATGGAATACTAAACATTTACTCATGAAATGGAACAGTTCGTATGTAGTTAGGGAAGAAACTTTAAAGAAAATATTTAGGACTTGTGAAGGATCTGTAGATGATCACATAGTCGAATTTAAGAACTGGTATCTACTTGCTGGTAAGTATGTAACTGATCCAGATGAGTTACCTTTCTAGGCTGAATCGTAGATGCTAGGCTTACACTTTAATGGAGGTATAAACAAATGAGTAATACATTTACAGCTAAAGCGTTAGGTGACTATCTAGCTGTCGAAGAGCCTTTGATAAGAGCTTTAAGTAAAAGAACTTTAATAAAGATGGATACAGAGGCGCTGACTGAATATGACATTAATGCAATCTTGAGAGTTAATCCAGGACTGCTGCATGTAGGAGGGTATACTGAATTTGTGAATTGGTACTACTTAGAGTACTGTGTGAACAAAGCTGAAGCTAAAGCTGAGAGATACAACTTGATTAAAGATATAAATTGGTCGAGCAGCTTACAGGTAGCTTATCGAAATTTTTGATTAACAAGCTTGTTCTCATCGAAAAATTCAATTTGACACACACTTGAGTGCTTACTATACTAAGTGCTCTTCTTCTCTTTTACCTGGTTTTCTCTTCTTCTAGATATAATTAATATCTAAAGACAGTCTTAATACAATTATCCGTCTATAGACCTAAATACTAAATAGCTTAAATTATTTAAGTTAGGTATAAGGTGTACTTAATGTTAACCCGCAATCTTAACCATGAATTAGGAAGTAAATCCATGTATAACTATAGAATTACTATTGCGTGCAATTGGAAAAATCTAACTACCACTTACGAAACAATCTGCAAAGAGACTCTATGTCCTTTTGACATATTCTATGAGAGAGCAGTTGTTGCTGAATACGAATTATCTTTAACTGATGAGTTACTAGAAAACTTAGGTTACATAACTGTAGATGATATAACCTTTTTAGGAGTTATTTAAATGTTCAATCAATCAACGAAATCTACTATGCTTGTACTTCTTATAATCATGCTACCAGTAAGTCTGGTACTAGCTTATAACGATTACATGGATAGACTGCTAGAATCTAATCCAGAAGTGTACGGATTAGAGATAGGTCAGCTAGATAAACCTAATATGTTAGCTCCTGTGTTACCTGATCAGAAGATAGCTATTGCACTTAATGCTTATCAAGAAGCAAGAGGCGAAGGTAAAGCAGGTATGATTGCTGTTACCAATACAGTAAGACATAGATTGCATGATCCTGAGTTTCCTAAGACGTACTACGATGTGATATTCCAACCTAAACAATTCTCTTGGACTATGAATAAAGATCCAATCGAGATTGTTGAAGAAGACAAGTGGAAGGAGGCATTACACATTGCTGATCTAGAGTTGAAAGGTAAGTTACCTGATCTAGCTAACGGTGCTAGGTACTACGCTAACATCAATAAAGTAGACACTAAGAGACATGTATGGGTTAAGCAGTACACTCCAGTTGCTAAAGTTGGTAAGCATACTTTTATGGATAAACCAACATACGTAAAAGCTAAAGGTATTAAACCTATCAGCAATTCAAAGACTAAACCAACAAGCAAATCTAAAAAAGCTTAACCAATAAACAAGTATAAAGGACAAATCGATGAATACTCGAAAATTCGCATTAAATATCAACTCGGCTGATGTAATTGCATACATACTAAGTATATTTACTATCTACACTTACTTTTCTACAAATGACGAATCTGGTGCTTTGTACTTAGTCAGTACAGCACTATTTTTCTTTGGTATTTCTTTTGTTATTGACGCAATTACTAAAAATAAGACAATTATTATAACAACTCCTGGAACAGTGTTAAATATTTCTGCAAGCACACCAATTAATGTAAATAGGGATGAAAAATGACATACAAGAAAGATGGCTGGGAAGAGTATTAATAGACGAATACCTCATACACATCACTTAAATAATTATTAAGGAACTTTTAAGATGAAATTTGACAGCAAATCACACATGGTGCAAGAGTTACTTGCGGGTAAGCGATTCAAAGACAACTTAGGGTCAGTGGTTTACTTCGACGAAAAACGCTCTAACCCGTTCATGTATAATGCCAACGAGATATTTTTTCTATGGGCTTTATACAACGAAGATATTTGGACTGAAATCACACCTCGCCACGCCCATCAAGACCTTATTGATTCGTATAAAGATGGTCAAGCGTGGCAATCTAATTACGGGTATGGGTTTAAGAACATCACAGATCAGTTTGGAAATTGGATTACCCCAAACTGGGATGGGTGTAATACCTATCGCTTACACCCACACAATGAGTTAATCCAAAAGCACCATGATGGTGTGAAGATTCAAGCCTATATCTGCGGTGACTGGATAGAAGAACCCAACCCTGACTGGTATGAAGATACGAAGTATCGTACCAAACCCGACACCAATACCATGTACGAGTGGATGTTCAGACCAAAGTTACACCAAAAATGGACGATTGCAACATTACTAATGACCGAAGACGACGCTGAAGTACACTATGTCGAATATGAGTACCGTAAAACAGGCAGATCATGGGAAGTGGAAGTATGAGTGACTATTTATCGGCTTTTATTATGTGGATAGTAGTTACAGCGATACTACTACCACTTACATGGGTAATATCTGCATCTAGTATAACTATGGATTGTGAAAAACTCGGAGGCTTTTATATAAATCATAAAACCTACAAATGCGAGCTAGTGAAATGAAACTAATTATCTTCATGTTGATTTTACTAAATATGGTTGGTTGTACGAGTACATATACCACCATAGCTACTTGTGATAACGGATTCACTAAAGAAGTAGAAAGTCTGTATATAGACAAGGGTACTATTGTATGGGGATACCCAACCTCTGTTTATAAGATACCAGATGGTGTTACATGTGTACTTACACGTAGGAAACTAAATAATGAAAGTGACTGATAAAATGGTGCAAGTTGCAGCATGTGAGTATCTAGGACGACAGCATGACTACAATTTACCTAGTGGTAATATTACAGATATGCATAGAGCCTTAGAGGCGGCAACTCAAGCAGCATGGATTAAGTTTGACATTGATGATAAATCAACACATCCGAAGAATTTACAGCATGTAATCGTCTTATACCATACAGGAACAGTAGGCTCTGATAAATGGTCAGTACTGAAGACATGGATGTTTTCTGGGTGTAAAGACTGCGTGCTGTATTGGATGCCCCTACCTGAATATAAAGGAGAATAGAATGTATGGACTTATAGGATTAATGTTTATGGCTGCCTACATTATATATGTGGATGACGTTTTATTAGTTATCTCTACGATATGGTTTGCAGCTGGAACGGTAGTACATGAATTAAAGGATACTTGAAATGACAACGCAGTACAAATGGTTACCAAGAAAACCTACAAAGGCAATGAAACAAGCAGCTAATGATTACCTACGTAGCATAGAGTTTAGTAATACAGAACTACATGGCGTATTCAGCGCAATGTGGGAAGCAGCACCAGATAGTGAGCCGCTAAGCGAAGAAGTGGTATTAGGCTTATTCCACAGATATACGATAACCAACCATGAAGGTGTGGAAGTTACCGACATATACAAATTCGCTAGTGCAATCGGTAATCTATTATGTGTTAATCACACTACCTAGTTTAAAGGAGAATGACATGAACTCATTCGTAACTAAGGATAAACAAGTAATGGACTACCACTACAAAAGACACAATAAAGATATTGTTAATTTTTTTGTTGGTGATATCTTCCTAGGACAAATCCACAAAACTTGGGATGGCGAATACACAGCTATCCCATTCAAGAGCAGACCTGTAGCTGAAACAGTGCACGGGTTCAAGACACGACTACGAGCTGCCCAATACCTAATACAGGTGTGTATGAAGGAAGAAATTATGAAGATCGAACAAGAGGAATAGTAGAATAATGACTACTGTAAACAATACTGATATTTTACAATTTAGTGAAGAATCGTTAGTACTTTTAAGTAATAGACACAAATAAGGAGAATTAGTTATGTCAACTACTACATTCGAGAGCGCTGAAGTAGGGGATAAGGTTTTTTCGCTCATTTTTGGATGGGGTGAAATTAAAAGTATAACCTGGTGTAATTCTTATCCTATTAGCGTACGCTTTTCTAGTATTAACGGAGAGCCTAGGTGTTTTACACCCGAAGGTTACTTTTATAAAGATGCGCATATTCAGTCTTTGTTCTGGGATGAAGTATATATCGAAGCTCCTGTGAAACTAGTTCCCACTAAAACAATTAACGGTATAGAGATTCCAAATATCTCTTTTAAGCCTAATCCAGGTGAGTACTGTTATTCACCTTCCCCAAATCTTCCCGAGTTATATATTCACGTATATTACTATCCTAATGAAACTAGCGATCATCTTAGTAATAATGGTCTGTGCTATACATATACAGAAGAAGGAAAACAAGCAGCTATCATGCACGCTAAGGCGATGCTTGGTACCAGTTAACCCATTTAAGAGTAATACTAAATGATCATCAAAACCAAAGCAAAACAAGCTGTTGATGTTGAGATTGATTCTCAAGAAATCTTATCTACTATTGTTGATAAGATTATTTTAGAGCGATTGACAGAATGTGACATTCAACCCGACAGTAGATACAGAATCGGTTCGTTGATTCGTATCGATAATAAAACTGGCGTTGGGTACATCGTAACCAGTGTTTCTGATGACGATAGGTTTGATAACGTATCAGCAGAACTCCCATCAGACGTCGTTAAAATTTGGAAAGCGTATATCACACTGAATCATGCAATCTATTCATCGGAATGTGGGAAATAATCGTGGACTAATTGACTTTAAAAGCTACGTAGTACAACTGACATTACAAAGAAGGCTAGTTACATATGAAAATAGGGAATAACTTTACCGTTGTCCGTAATAACGACTGCGTAGAGGTTTGGATACCACCAGCAAATAATCCAGAAGGTGAATTGGTGTGTGTACTCCAATCTAGTCTTATCCCGTCATTAATTGCAGAGTTACGTAGATTTGAGCAAAGTGAAGGTAGAAAATAACAATGACAACACAATACAAATGGCTGCTTACTATTGGAGCTGCAATATTACTATCAGGCTGTGAAATGCAAAGTGCTGGAAGTATAGTGTCGCCAGAGTTACAAGTGCTTAGGGATCAACATGGAGGTGCAACAAATTGGCTAGAGTGTCAGCATGGTGTAGTTGTAGACGTATATACGAAATACCTAGACCGTAATTTTATGCCAAGAGCTGAACCATTAGAACAGCATGGTAACTTTGTAAGATGTGATGCAGACATTACAACAATCCAAGCAGTAGAAGTATCTAAAGATGAATAAACACAAATTACTACCAAGTGAACCGACCAATGAAATGCTTGGGACATTTGGTGACACGTACTTAGTATTAAGTGGTCATGATATTTGTAAGTCGTACCGAATAGATCTATTCAGAGAAGCATACAGAGCCATGTACAAAGCAGCACCTGCTGTTGAGCAGGAGCCTACAATTCCGCTTAAGTTACATAGCGCATTAGTAGCTAAATTAGCTAGTGAAGTATACGCAGTAGTTGGTTCATTACATGCAGCTAATGAAAAAGTATCTGACAGTACGTATGAATCAATTCTTACTAGATTAGTAGATGTTATAAACAATCCCAGTATCCTACAATCTGATGAGAAACTATTAGTACCTTTTGAGCAGTAAATACAAACAAGGAAACTTAACCATGACAGAAGATATTATGTTCTGGATGGATATATTAGGGAAGCTTATGAGTAAACATAAGTCCTGTAAGTATCATGCAGACTTCACAGTTAAATCTTCAATCAGATTAGATACAGGTAAAGTACATGAGTTTACTCTAGTAGCTACAGCTATTAATACAGGCTTTACCTATGACATATTTGTTAATCTAGAAAATGATACCAAATTACTATGCTTTGAGCGTGCAGATGGTACTAGATGTGGGTTTAAAGTTCATATAGTTCCTTCTAGGCTTACTAGAACAGTAGATGAAGCCAATCTACTAATAGATAGTAATAAAGCTAACCAAGAGCTTTCTAGGAAGGTTGAAGAGTTACAAGAACGCAATAAGCAACTAGAGTCTAAACTAGCTGCTATTAAGAAATTATTTTAGAGGCAGTTATGACAACCACATTTGAAAATTCTAAAGTAGGGGAAACAGTTTTTTCACCTATTTACAGTTGGGGAAAAATTGAACAAATAGATGCGAATAGTAAATACCCTATCATAGTAAGTTTCTTCAATAATGTTGATAAAAATACTAGGAGCTTTACATTTACTGGATACTCAGAAGATTTGCAAGAACAGTCTTTATTTTGGTGTGAGGTAATTTCTGATGTTAAGAAAGAACCTACACCTATGAAAAGTATCAACGGTGTTAAAGTTCCAGATATTTCTTTTATTCCCTCTTATGGAGACTTTTGTTACCTACCCGTACCAATCATTCCGAAGCTATATATTGGTACACAATGTGACAATCCTGACGACATTAGTCACCTTGTCGAGAATTGCTTATGTTATCCATTTACAGAAGAAGGTAAATCGGCAGCAATTTTACATGCAAAAGCATTACTAGGAGTAAAGCAATGTTCATCGAATTAGCATCAAGAACAATCATATCACTACACCAAGTTAAGGCTATTAGTATCCATAATGGTTTATACATTACGATAAAGTACTTTAATAAGGAGCCAGAGATTACTATTGCATATGAATATAAAATCTCAGCTCAAACTGATTATAAAAAAATTAAAGATATGTTAATTAAATCATGCTCAAATAAGTAAAAACAATAAATCTATAAATCAACAATAACTAAAAGGTGGCATTCATGTCAACAATTACAACGTTTGAAACCGCCAAGATTGGCGATAAAGTATACTCTCCTACATACGGATGGGGTGAAATTGAGTATATAGAAGACTTGTTTAGTAGACGTCCTATTTATGTACGTTTTTTCAATAATGATGTTCATAGTTATTATACGTTAAAGGGCTGTTATTGCCCTGATTTGATCCAGTCTTTATTCTGGAATAAAGTAGTTATTAAAGCTCCTACCAAACCAAAGGCAACCGAGTTATGACAGTCACTGAGACATTCGAGTTTAAAACAGTATTTCATGGTGTAACACTGTTTATTGAGGCTAATACTTCTATGGATACTCGTATTCCTGGAGAGTATCAAATTGATTACCTAAATATTTATGTAGGTGATACACGTATTACTAGTCTAATTCAACAGAGTTACTATGACATGTTAGAAGAGGAGGCATATGCTTATGTTGATTCAGTTAGGAATAGTAGAGAGGATAATTGAAGGAATCTAATCATGAATAAACAGGAAGTGATCAAGACTATTGATCGCATGATGGCTGACAAAGATCTAAAAACTAAGATCTTAGAGCAGCTATATTGGATTGCATACTCTGATGGTAGAGATCAACAAGCTGGACAGAAGTTCAGTTCGTTAGTAACCAAAGAGGTAAAGAAAACACTCGTATTACAGAACAGATAGTATTTACTATTCTGTGGATTCATTTTAATCATTTTAACTAAACCAAGGAGTCTTAAATGACTAAGCAAGAACTGTTCGAAATTTTAGGTATTATTGAAGAAGTAACAGCTACTAGCAGTACTGAAAATAATAGTAAAAATAGTAAAAATAATAGTAATGTAGATTCTACAGTTACTGATGATTGTCTAAAACTTTTACTAGTTAAAGCAGTAAAAACTGCAGACAGTACTACTATGTATCTGTATGAAGGTGAACTCTGCGATAAAATCTCATTACTTGTAGCAATTGAAAAGCACGAGTCTAAAGGGATTCGTCTTGAAACTCTAAACGGAGTTCCAGGAGACTTTTTAAAAAAGAAATTCAAAAATTCTTTCTTACGCGCTATGCATAGTAAGTTTGTAGAACTACAGCAGTCTTAAAATAATGCCCTGTATGAGTTTACTTGTACAGGTGCTATCTAATTCTAATCATAAATCAATCAATCAATCATTAAAGGTATTTAACCATGAACATCCAACAAGTTGCTAACGCTATTCTAAACACTGGTACAGACATTACTTACTTAGTAGTAGGTGAGCCAGGAACAGGTAAAAGCTCTATTTTAGACTACTTACAAGAAGCTCCAGAATTAAACAATCATCAATTTATCTACATTGATTGCCCAGTAAATGATGTTCCTGATGTACAGTTACCATATGTAGAAGATGGTGTATCTTACTTTGCTACTAACTCTAGTTGGGGAGTCAATGATCCACGTCCTAAAGTAATTATGTTAGATGAGTTAAGTAAATCTAATGCTACTACTCGTCTGCTATTTACACGCCTATTGTTGAATAAACAAATTGGTGCTTATAAGTTACCAGAGGGATCTATTGTATTCGCTACAGGTAACCAATCTAAGGATGGTGTAGGTGATAGTTTTCCTGCACATATGCTTAACCGTGTTACTGAAGTACATATGGACAAACCTGGTGTAGATGCTTGGTGTAACTGGGCTTCTGGTGCAGGTGTAGATCCTATCGTTATGGCTTGGGTTAATCAGTTTCCTCATGCTCTTAGTGAAGGTGAGCAGGATAACCCATACACATTCAATCCAAAGACTAATAACAAGCAGTTTGTAAGTCCTCGTAGTTTAGATAAAGCTAGTCGTATTATTTCTAAACGTGATAAGTTGGATAGTAATACATTGCATCAAGCTCTAGTAGGTACTATTGGTGCATCTGCGGCTGCAGATATTATGGCTTATATCCAATTAGCTGATCAATTGCCTAGTTGGAAAGTTGTAATGGCTGATCCTAAGGGTACTTCAGTTCCTACAAGTGTTGCTGCTCAGCTAATTATGGCTTATGGTGCATTACAGACACTTACAGCTAATGATGACACAGAGAGCTGTACAGCAGTCGTAGAGTACCTATCTCGCTACCCATTAGAGGTTAGTGCTGTAGCATTTAGTTCGTTAGCTCGTAATGCTCCTATGCATGTAAAGCGTAACGTACTACGTCACCCTGTAGTCTCTACTTGGGTTAAAGAAAACGCTATGTACTTAGCTGGTTAATTAAGGAAATTATTATGAGTGATAAATCTCATGCAGGTATGGGGCATTATGTATGCCCCTACTGCGGTAAAGAGCATGGTGAAGTAGTTCTACTAGATAAGCGTCTTAAAGATACTTTAGAATGTGATAATATGCTTGGTTTTAAGCTATGTGATGAACATAAGTTACTAGCTGAGAGTCATGTATTACTAGTTGGTACTACTGGTGATCCTAGCACAGATAAGACAGCCACACTTACAGGTACTAACGCTGCTGTTGGACGTACTAGCTCAGTACTAGGAATGTTTAAAGTAGATATTACCAAGTATGAGTACATGTTTGTAGCCCCAGGTGTTATTGGAATTCTTGAGGATTTATTAAATGACTCAGAGAGTTCAGACAGTAAAGAAGCTTAAAGATTCTTTAGAGAATTATCTATCACTATCAGGAACGTATACACAAGCTCGTAATACATACTACCTATGGGTATATGTTACGAGTAAGAAACATATAACTGATATGGATATAGCTGCAATTACTAAAGATGTGTTAGCAGGATATGAAGACGTATTTTCACAGAATTTACTAGCTTCAACTTATTATAGTCAGCAAGACTTATCTATAACTCAACTACATAACTTAACTTATTACAAGTTTATTTGGGAAGCTGAGGAGCAGATATACAACATATTCCACTATGGTTATGGTCTTGAAGAATTGGTTAATTTCGATATTGCTGAATTTATCTTTAATAAAGTGTTAGATTCCCCATCTCCAGCACTAGCTGCGTATACTGTACTTCATCTAGTTAATGCAGGTACTGTTTTACCTAAAAATATAAAAAGGTTAAGACAGATGCATCTGTACTACATAAAGAAGAAAAAAGGAATCATTAATCATGAAGATTGAACAACGTGTTACCAAGTCATTGGTAGGAATTATGATGTCCCCTGATTGGGGATTTCTAGGTGGTGTATTAAAAACTGGTAAATTAGTACCAAGTGAAGATACCAAAACCATTAAAACAGATGGTTTAGATGTACTCTATAATCCAGAATGGTTAGATAGCCATTCAGATCAAGAGATCAACTTTATCCTATTACACGAAGGCTTACATAAAGCATATCAACATATGCATTTATGGGAAGGTCTAGTACGTCTAGATAAGAAGAAAGCTGATAAAGCTATGGATCTTGTAGTTAATAACGAAATTGTTCAGAACTCTATCACATTCAAAGTAGAATTGCCTTCTGGCTATGAGACTAACTTTGATTATACTGGTATGAGCACTCCTCAAGTATTTCATGTAATTGAAGTAGATCCTGAGAGTGATGATGATGATCAACCAGGATCTGGTAATGGTGCTGATGAGCATCAACATGGTGCAGCTTTATCTGCTAAAGATTCTAATGAATTAGATTTAGCTATTCGACAAGCTGCAGGAATGTTACCAGCTAATCGTGCTAGAGATTTACAGAATGCTTTAGCAGTTAAACGAGATTGGAAGGAACTACTACAAGCTGAGTGGTCTACAACAGTACCTGGTAAAGATGATACTAGTTGGTCACGAGTAAACACTGTGTACCTATCTATGGGCTTCTACTTACCTGGAACTGTATCTATGGCTGCTAAGCATGTCAATTTCTGTATTGATACTTCTGGATCTATTACAGAAGAGACTATTGCAGAAGCTGCTAGTGAAGTAGCTTATTTAGCTTCCTCAATGCCTCCAGAGAGTTTAGATGTTATCTGGTGGGATACAGCATCTCATGTGCAGTCTATCGACCCTAACCACTATAGTTCTATTAAAGAGGACTTAATGCCTATGGGAGGAGGAGGTACTGATCCTACATGTTTAGATGAGTACATGAAAGATGAAAGTATCACTATCATTCTTACAGATGGTTATTTTTCTAATTACACACCCCCTCAAGATAATACTATCTTCCTAATTATCCCAGGAGGTACAAGTAGTTATATTAAGAAGGGGACTATTATTGAAATGTAAATCAAAGATTAAAACATTTGCAGAGCTGTATATTGAAACCATACAGCATCTAGATGTTTATGTGAAGTTGGGTGTAATACCTCACGGAGAACTTTATAACATATCCAGAAGTCAGTACGAATTGCTCATACCTATGAAGCAGGGATCTACTATTATGGGGTACACCACTGTAGCTATGCACAGACTTAGGCAGGTATTCAAAGATGAGTGCTATTTAGATAGGTCTATACCTGAATTAGTAGAAGCTTCTATTTTTGGAGTACCTACACCAGATGCACCTGCACCAACACACTTCTTCTTATACCACCACTTTATAACTATACTGGTATTGCTGAATAAACTTAAAACTGTAATACATGAGGATTTAGTAAGGAATCAACTTATAACAGCAGTTAAGGAGTACAACCTTGAAATACAATCAGCAAGTTAAAGAGTTAACCGAATACTTTGAAGTATTAAAAGCTTTAGGACAACCCGTAGATTTACACACTTATATAGTACATTTTGATACTCGTGTTATTAATAACATCCGCAGATCATTACTTAAAGACTTTAGTATAGCTGAAGTATGGAAATCTCCTCTATTAGAGTTTTTTACTATGCTGGAAAACTCGTTAGGAGATCAAGTTTTTAAACTACATGGTTACTGTACTATCTACTCTAAGAACGTAATGTATACTGCGGAAACAGAACATCAAGTAGAGGGTCCTAGCAACATTTTAACTGTTGGTATGATAATCAGCCTACATAAATCAATAACCAGAACCTAAATGGAATCAACATGAACAATGAACAACGTAAAGCTTTACTGCAAGTAGAGCAGATTATCGAATTAGAACTTCAAGAGATGCGCCAATTCTTACCTAATCGTTTTGCACGATTACAGAATGCTATCTCTACAGTACAAGCTATTTATATGTCCGAAGAAGATGAAGAATACCTGGAAGATGCTGAATATGAGATCGTTATGACTTCTCAGTTCTTATCTGGATTATTAGAAGACTTACCACCGTATGTATCCAATAAACAAACCAACTAAATACACTTGAGGTGATTATATGGGATATTACACAGATGTGGTATTAGACGTCTACTCAGTAGCTAAAACTGAGGAAGAAAAGTCAGCTGTAGAAGCAACTATTGCACTAACGCTCAAAGACACGATAGATAAGTTTGCGATTAGGCTAGAAAGTAGTAATTTGGATCTAAATACAGATCTATCCTTAGAAAGTGAATCAATACTATTCTATTCAGGGTGTATTAAATACCATTGGCGTGAAGAAATTATAGATGCTTTAATTGCCGAACTTGAGGTATTACAGAAATTGGGTATACAAATAGCTCATGAATTAATCACTGTAGGTGAAGATTACTCTGATATTACAACAATATCTAGTGATAATTCTGACTGCCGTTGGTATGTAGCACGACATATTGAACGTTACTAATATGCAACGTAAGTATGCACATGAAATGGACGTACATAAGTACATCATTACCAAATCTAAACCAGTAATCAAAATGTACACACTTAATTTTAATAGGTCATTACGCTATTGTGAATCTTGCAAGTCATACCAACCTAGAACAGATAAAAATATGGTTAAAGGTTGGAAATGCGATAGCTGTAAAGAAAAGGAAGTAACCGAATGTACAGAGCAACCAGAACAACTCTTAAACAAAAAGTAGTTAACTTAGAAAACCAACTAAAACAGGCTATAGTCTTTAACAGAATTACAATTACATTGGCATTAGTAATCGGTTTTGTTTTAGGAAAACTCTCTTAAAACAGTTAGTATCATTTCTAAAATAAATCTTAATAAACAGGAATCAAAACATGCAATTAAAAATAACAAATACATTTGAAAGTTATTTGAATAACTATAATAATAGTATTATGGATCGTATAAACGTATCTGAGATGGTTTCTACAACAAGTACTGTAAAAGACAGATGTGTATTTAAGTACAGTAGAGATACAGACTTAATTAAACAGTACTACAGAGACTGTTTAGTATCAATTTCTACGCAGGATTCCTTTACACTAGTTAAAAACTATTTTCCAAGTGTATTAGATATTATCCATATTCCAGCGGGTATTGAATACATTGCCAGTTTTAATAACGAAAAAATTATCAGACTTATATTCGTAAATCCAGTTACACAAAAAGATTATGTAACAAAAACGTATATTGCTTTAAACCTCAGATCTGGAAACATGACTTGGGATATTTCAGGCAATTTACTAACACCTTTGGAACACAAATGGGTACATACTGTTATTGACATCAAATATGTCAATTCTTGGATTAAAAATAATATGCAAGAATTGGTATCTATGCGTAGTAATAATAAGAGGTTAAATCCTAGTACTAGTAATCATAGTGTGATTGCTTACATTTCAGACATACAAGCTTATCTTGATAACACTATTATAGATGTAAGGTTAACTAGATTACTAGAAGCATCAGACTTTAAAAAACTTGTAGCACACTATCTAAAATCTATTGGTGATGATCGTGCTCACATTAATACGTACTTTGATACATACGAAGAACTTGAACAATACAGAGCTAACAGACTAAAGGAAAATAAATGAAAGTAGAATTACTTGAAAATACTCAAGATGATACATTTATCGCAAATGTAGCTAGAGTTAGTTTCGATAAGTGGAGCACAGAACCTCAAGAACGAGATGCAGGATTGATTAAATATCTTGCTACTAATAAACACATTAGTCCATTCTTCCACGTAAGGCTTACATTCTTACTTAATGAAAATGATATCGACTTTAAAGTTATCACAGATCCAACATTGTTAAGAGGAGCTGTATGGGATTATTCTAAAGCAGAACAGACATTACTGTTTCGTACCTCTTATTACGGATGGGTTCGTTTAATCCAATCAGGACAACTAAACAATCTCGCCAGTAATCGTATTGCTAAATTACTCTTAGATATGAGTACTTTGAAATATGTAAATGAAGCTTATAAGTTAACTTATAATGCGGATTTGGTTTTGCCAGCACAGCGTGAAAGATATATTCCTAATTCTAGTTCATCTTTAACAGCTGAAATGGTAGATGTAAGCTTACGTATTACATGTGCTATTCCTGTAGCTCGACAACTATTTACACACCGCATGTTTGATACTAATGAGATTAGTCGTAGATATGTATCTGCTAGTCCTACAGTACATCTATTTGATTCGCTACGTTCTAAACCAGAAGGTAGTGTTAAACAAGGTAGTGCTGGAGAGCATCCTAATAGTACTATGTGGATCAATGCTATGCAGTATAGCTATAAAGAAGATTTAGCTTTGTATGATAACATGATTGCTGATGGTGTAGCACCTGAGCAAGCCAGATTTGTATTACCTCAAGCTATGGAGACTAGTATTATCTTTACTGGGTCTATCGCTTCTTGGGCTAAATTGATAATTAGCCGCACAGATTCCCATGCTCAACTTGAAATCCAAGATGTAGCTAACGACATTCACGATATTCTTAGTACTGATAAACGATATGCTGAGCTATATTTACAAAACTTTGATTATACCAACTGTTAAAAAAGGAAACTGCTTATGGCACACGAACCACAACTAGAAAATACTACGGATTTTGATTACGCACAGGATGAGGATAGAATTGACACTTTTATGCGGATTACGGGTATGTATGATCATCCTGAAGAAGCATTACAGAATCAGTACAGACAGCTTGATGAAGAAGTTGAAGAATTATATTCTGCTTGTGTATCCCACAATCAGGTTGAAATTTTAGACGGCATTGGTGACTGTGTATTTGTGTATGTCACAATAATCTTATTAAAAGCTCACTTACAAGATGTAAGTATCCCTACGAAAGCTTTTTTCACTTTACAAGGTCTAATCTCATTGGTAGATACTACACAAGATATCATCGAGTACTGTTTAGATGTAGTGGTTGAATCAAATCTAAGTAAATTTGATAAAGATATGACTGAAGCATCTAATACTGTAGCTCACTATGCTACTCTAAACATTAAAACAGAAGCACTATTCGATACAAAATCAGGTCTATGGTTTGTTAAAGTTACTAGAGATTGTACTGATATTAACGGTAAAACTTACCATAAAGGTAAGATTCTTAAATCTGTAACTAACTATCGTGGACCTGATTTCAGTCTTGCTTTAAAGGATACAAATAATGACAACAGCATTCAGTAACCAAGTAGGTGGAGATCACTACAAAAATCTAGTTATTCAGCCTGTAGAGTATATTACTGCTAATAATATCCCTTATATTGAAGGGAATGTTATTAAGTATATTACTCGATGGCGTAATAAGAATGGTACACAAGACTTACACAAGATCATCCACTATGTGCAACTGTTGATTGAGTTAGAGCAAACTAAAGCTTCTAACATACAAAAACACAATGCAGATGAGTGGGCATGATGAGTGTATTTAGACCGACAGCAGTATCCCACCTAGAGCAGCCAATGTTTCTAGGTGAAGGTGTAGATGTAGCTCGATATGATGACATGAAATATCCTTGGATTGATAAGTTTACAGAACGTCAATTAAGCTTCTTTTGGAGACCAGAAGAGATTGATCTGACTAAAGATAAGCATGACTTCAATAAGCTTACAGAAGCTGAACAGCATATGTTTACTAGCAATCTAAAGTACCAAATCCTCTTAGATTCGGTACAAGGTCGTAGTCCTAATTTAGCATTTCTACCTATCGTTAGTTTACCTGAATTAGAGACTTGGATTGAAACATGGGCATTTAGTGAAACTATCCATAGTAGGAGTTACACCCACATTATCCGTAATGTGTACCCTAATCCTAGTGAAGTACTTGATCAGATTACCTCTATTGAGGAGATTTTAGAAAGAGCTGCTAGTGTTGGGGAAGAGTACGATTTATTAATTAAAATGAATCAAACACCTGAGATTGGTCCAATTAGATGTATGTCACAAATATATAGAACTTTGTTCAGTGTGTATGCACTTGAATCAGTTAGATTCTATGTATCATTTGCCTGCTCATTTAGTTTCAATGAAAGATCTCTGATGGAAGGTAACTCTAAGATCATCACTCTTATTGCTAGAGACGAAAGTCTTCATATGAGTGCAGTTCAGCATATCCTTACAACGCTTGCAAATGGCTCTGAAGGAGAGTTGTGGGCTAGTGTAGCAAATGGTAACTCTACTTGGATTAAAACAACTATGGACGCTGTAATTAAGCAGGAAACAGCTTGGGCTGAATACTTGTTTAGTAGAGGTCCAGTTCTTGGTCTTAATGCAGAAATTCTTACACAATATATCCGTTATATAGCTGACATCCGTATGAAAGCTATCGGAGTAGTTACAAACTATTCTGGAGATAAGAAAAAGAATCCAATCCCCTGGATTAACAAATACTTAAATTCAGATACAGTACAAGTAGCTCCTCAAGAGACAGAAATCAGCTCTTACCTTACAGGTGCAGTTGATAGTACAATCGACAGTTCTTTATTTGGAGGTATGAGTTTGTGATAATTAATGTATTAAAAAGAAATGGTGAATCAGAACCACTGGATATCAAGAAGATCGAAAATGTACTTTCATGGGCAGCAGAAGGATTAGATGTATCTGTATCCGAAGTTGCTCTAAAAGCACATATCCAGCTTGCTGATGGTGTCAGTACTGATAGCATTCATGAGTTACTTATTAAGTCAGCTGCTGATCTTATTAGTGTTCATGAGCCTGACTATCAGTATATGGCAGCTAAGCTTGCTATGATGGCTTTAAGAAAGCGTGTACATAACAGCAATAACCCAACTTACTTTACTGATGTAGTTAAAACTAACGTTAATCTAGGTAAGTATGATCCAGAAGTATTAGAATTGTATTCTACAGATGAGCTTAATGAGTTAGCCGATCATATTGATTATGATCGAGATTTCTTATTCAGCTATGCTGCAACAATCCAACTACTTACTAAGTATCTAGTACAAGATCGTGTTACAGGTCAACATTATGAGACTCCACAAGCAGCTTATATGATGATTGCTGCAACATTGTTTGGTAAGTACTCTAAAGTTATTAGAATGATGTATGTTAAAGCTTTCTATGATGCAGTATCACTTCATAAGATTAGCTTACCTACACCGATTATGGGAGGTTTAAGAACTCCTACACGTCAGTTTAGTTCATGTGTATTAATTGAATCGGATGATTCTCTGAAATCAATTAATGCTACAGCAGCAGCCGTTATTAACTACATTTCTCAAAAGGCAGGTATTGGTCTTAACGTAGGACGTATTCGTACTGAAGGTTCTAAGATCCGTAATGGAGATGCTAGACATACTGGCGTAATTCCATTCATGAAACACTTCCATTCAGCTGTTAAAAGCTGTTCACAGGGAGCTATTCGTGGAGGTAGTGCTACTATGTTCTACCCACTGTGGCGATTAGATATTATGGATCTGTTAGTACTTAAAAATAACAGAGGTACTGAAGAGACGCGTATTCGAGGTAGTGACTATGGTGTGCAACTAAATAAGCTTATGTATCAACGTTTGTTAACAAATGGTGTTATTACTTTATTTAGTCCTAGTGATGTGCCTGGATTGTACGATGCTTTCTTCCAAGACCAAGATGAGTTTGAACGTCTATATGTTCAGTATGAGCATGATACTTCTATTCGTAAAGATGTAATTAAAGCTTCTGCTTTATTTGCTGCTCTTATGCAAGAACGTGCTCAGACAGGACGTATCTATATTCAGAACGTAGATCACTGCAATACTAACAGTGCATTTATTGCTGAAGTAGATCCAATTAAGCAATCCAATCTGTGTATGGAAATCACTTTACCTACTAAACCGATGGGTACAGAAGATGAAGAGATTGCTCTATGCACATTAGCAGCTATTAATTTAGGTGCTATTGATGAGTTGCATGAATTAGCACACTTATCTGACTTACTAGTTAGAGGTTTAGATGCACTATTAGACTATCAAGATTATCCTGAAGAAGCGGCTTTAAAAGCTAAATCTCGTAGATCACTTGGTATTGGTGTAACTAACTTTGCTTACTATCTAGCAAAGAATGGTGTTTACTATTCCAACGGTTCTGCTAACAACTTAGTCCATAGAACTATGGAAGCACTCCAATACTATCTTTTAGATGCTAGTAATACATTAGCTTTTGAAGTAGGTGCTTGTGAATACTATCGGAATACATCATATTCGCAAAACGTTCTACCTATTGACCGTTACAAGAAAGATGTAGATACTGTCCATACACAAGAACTTTTATTGGATTGGGAGCTGTTACGTAGGAATATTGCAACTCACGGTTTACGTAACTCTACTGTAACTGCTCAGATGCCTTGTGAGACTAGTTCTGCAGTAACTAACTCAACTAACGGTATAGAACCTCCTAGAGGTCTTGTATCCGTTAAAGCGAGTAAGTCTGGTACATACAATCAAGTAGTTCCAGATGTAGGTACTGTTAACTATGAGCTTTTATGGGATATTCCTGATAATACAGGCTATTTGGAGATTGTTGCTATTATGCAGAAATTTATCGATCAATCGGTATCTGCTAATACTAACTATGATCCGATGCGGTTTGAAGGGGAAAAAGTTCCCATGAACATCTTGATTCGTGATTTAATTACTACTTACAAGCTAGGTATCAAAGCCCTCTATTACCATAACACTCGTGACGGTAATAACCAAGATAGTGATGATGGTTGTGCTGGTGGAGCATGTAAATTGTAATCTATTAGTACCCCCAGCTATGGGTTAAATAGCTTTGCTATAACCGTTTGCTAGTTTAGGTTTCTCAAACTAGCTTACCTACGGGGGTATCGCTTAATGTAAAGCATCTTGTCCCAAGAGACACGCAGTACTATATGGAACGTATATCGGGTCTAGACATATTGGTGCAAATCCAATTACCTCCACAATTTAATTATGATGCGCTTGTAGCATAACGGATACTGCAACGGATTTCTACTCCGTCGATTGGGGGTTCGATTCCCTCCAAGCGCACCATAATTGAATTAATAACCATAAACAGATCTAAGGTATGCTATGAAACAGATAACATTTGATGTTGATACGTCAGGTATCACTACCGCTATTTTAATCAAGTCAGATAACATGATTAAGCAGCAGTTAGAGTACTTCTACATCAAGCCTTTAGCTAAATTAGGTATTGATCCAAAGACTATAATTGCATTCGAGTTAGCTTACACTAACGGTAAAGTGAGTGCTAAAGACGGTAAAGCTTACGCAGTAGATCTTTTAAAGATGCTTAACTTTATGGGTATCCAACACATCATTGTTGCTGATAGTAACTACTTTAAGTTCTTAACAGGAATCCAAAAGACTACTACAGCTAGAGGATATGTACATAAATGTAGTATCTATCCCTACAAGGATATGAATGTAGTTCTGTCTATGAACTATGGTGTTATCTATCATAATGATAGTGCTATTATTGATCTAGAACGTTCTCTAGTTACTTATACTGGTTTAGTATTATCAAACCAAGGAAGTAACTTCAATCATAAAGTGATTCAGAGTAGTAACTACCCGAGTAACCTTCTCGATGTATACACACAACTTCAAAGATTGCACTTACAACCTATGCTCACATGTGATATTGAGACTTTCTCATTACGCTTTGAGAAGGCAGGTATTGGTACTATTGCATTTGCATGGGACTTACATAGTGGTATAGCTTTTGAAGTAGACTGTTTAAAGTCTATGCAAGAGAATCATATTATTAGAGGTATGTTAAAAGACTTCTTTGATACCTACCAAGGTAAGCTTATCTTTCATAATGCTCTATTCGATGCAAAGATTTTAATCTATCAATTGTACATGGAACATGATGCAGACTGGGAAGGTTTAGAAAAAGGTCTTGAGATCTTTAGCGACATACATGATTCAATGATTGTGGCATTCCTAGCTACCAACTCTACTGCAGATGCTCCTATAGGTCTAAAAGAGCTTGCATATGACTATGTAGGTGATTACGCAGAAGATGTTAAAGACATTCGCTTAGTAGATAAAGCAAACTTGTTGGAATATAACCTAACAGACTGTCTAGCTACTTGGTATGTTTATAACAAGTACTATCCTGTGATGGTGAATGATAATCAGATAGATTTTTACTATTCTATGGCTATCCCTACTCTTAGAGTATCATTAAAGATGATGCTTGTAGGTTTACCAATGAATATGCAACAAGTAGCTAAGACTAAGAGTAAACTTCTTTTACTTAATCTTAGATATGCATCTCAAATCACTAATAACACTTATGTTAAGCACGCTAGACACATAAATAACGTAGCTAGATGGAGTAAAGCAAATTCTAAACTCAAAAAGAAAATCAGACCTTTATCTGAGTTTAATGAACCATTTAACCCTAATTCAGGTGATCAACTGAGTGTACTGCTTTATGACGTACTAAAACTTCCTGTAATTGATACTACTAAGTCAGGTGCTCCTAGTACCTCATCTAAAGTAATTAAGCGTCTCAAGGACCATGAGTTAGCGCAACCTCATATACATCTATTAGATAGTATTATTGGTGTATCTGAGACAAGTACTATCATGAATACGTTCATTAGTGCATTTGAATCGTATGCGTTTACTAGGAAGTCTCCTACAGAGTTTAATGGTACTGTTTGGCTTAATGGTAACCTCAAGTCTACAGGAACTGTCTCAGGTAGATACAGTAGTGGAGAACCTAACCTTCAAAACTTACCTAGCAACTCTGCATGGGGTAAACCTGTAAAAGAATGCTTTGTAGCTCCAGAAGGTTATTTATTTGTATATGCAGACTTTGCAGCTTTAGAAGCTAAGATTAATGCATTACTTACAGCTGATCCAAATAAGATTAAAGTATTTGCTGAAGGTTATGATTCTCATAGCTTAAATGCCTATACCTATTATGGTGATCAGATGGAAGGTATTGATCCAACAGATCCAGAGAGTATTAACGCTATTGCTGAAAAGTATAAGTCTTTACGCTCTAGAAGTAAGTCTCCAACCTTTGCCTTGCAATATGGTGGTAGCTGGAAAACTTTAGTAAAGAACCTAGGTTTTAGTAGAGAAGAAGCTGAAAGTACCGAAGCTAGGTATCATCGTATGTACGAGGTATCTAACAACCATGCTGCTTATGTAAATCTACAAGCTTCACGCAAAGGATACACAGATCTAGCCTTTGGTTTACGTTTAAGAACTCCTATTCTCAAAAACACAGTAATGAATGTAAAGAACTTACCTGCATTAGCTGCTGCTGAAGGTAGGACTATTAACAATGCTGAAAGTCAGTCTTATGGCATGTTATTAAATAGAGCACTCATTGAGTTAGATCAACGTTTACGTAGAGATAACTTAACCAATGAGATTCTAATGTCTAACTGTATTCACGATGCAGCTTACTTTATTGTTAAGAAAGATCCTGAGACTATCTACTGGCTTAACCAGAACCTTATTGAGGTTATGAGTTGGCAAGAAGATCCCGCAATCCAAAGTACAGAAGTACTATTAGGCGCAGAGTTAGATATTGGCACTACATGGGCTAATGGTAAGACTATTCCTAACAATGCTTCGATTGAATATATAACAGATTTCTTGGAAAATTTATGAACATAAAATACACAAATACAGGTGGCGTACCTTTAGCTATGCTACCTTGGTTAGTACATGATACCTATGATCATTCGGCTAATCCAAATCAGATAAGTGCTACAGGTCTTTTAAAACCTATTAAGCAAGCTGTACTAACTTCTAGAATTGCTGATGCAGCTGTAGAGGTTAGCACACTTACAGCTTCTCGTATCGGTACTGCTATTCATGATGCTATTGAACGTGCATGGATGACTCCAGAATCTGTGCAAAAAGCATTCAAATTAGCTGGCTATCCTTCAAAAATAACCAACTCAGTAGTAGTCAATCCTGCTGCTGATATAGATTTAACGGATAAACTTCCTGTATATATAGAACAACGTGTTGATAAGGAATTTCTTGGATATACATTGTCAGGTAAGTTTGATATTGTAATTGATGGTACACTAGGCGACTTTAAAAATACCTCTGTATTTACTTACATGAACCAAACCAATGCAGAGAAATATATCCAACAAGGAAGTATCTATCGTTGGTTGAATCCTTCAATCATTACTCAAGATTATATGGAGATTTATCATCAGTTTACTGATTGGTCAGCACTAAATGCTCAAACTCAGAAAGACAAAGGGTATCCACAAAGTAAGCTTATGACTGTTAAGTATGAGCTTATGTCACTTAGAGATACAGAGCGTTTTATCAAAGACCGCCTAAATAGCCTAACTCAAGCAAAATCTATGACTCAAGAAGAGTTGCCAGATTGTACTGATGATGAGTTATGGCGTAGTGAACCAGTATATAAATATTATGCTGATCCAAATAAGTTAGGAAGATCTACTAAAAACTTTGATGACTATCTCAGTGCTCATACTCATTTAGCAAATATGGGTAAAGGTATTGTGTTAGAAGTTAAAGGTAAAGCTAAAGCATGTAACTACTGCTCAGCTAACCCAATGTGCCTACAGGCAGAATCATTAAGACAACAAGGACTACTATAATGTTACATAGATTCGTTAAATCAATTAAATCAGTATTCTCTAAAGAACCAGAAGTAGTAAGTACTGAAACACCTATTACTATGACTACTGCTTATAAAACACGTAAAGAAGTAGATAGATCAACACTTACTAGCTTTCAAGTTGCTGCAGGGTACGCAGCTCTTATGAAATATCAGCAAGATAAACTACTAGGTAAAGCTATTTATGATACTTTAGATGATATGTATGCCGAGCTTAATCAACGTCTAGGTACTAATAAATCAAGATCTGCTTGGACTGTAGCTATTAAAAACTATATGAACACTATTCAGTATATGGGAGATTAGTATGTACCATGCACGTTCAGAACAGATCGTAGATGTGCTGGCAGGACGTACTGGTGGAGAAGATAGACACTTCTTCCGTATCATGACAGCTTATTATATGTCCTTAATTGCTTCTATGATGCGTACAGAGATCAAGACACATGATAGAGGTACTATTCCAGTAAACCTTTACGCATTGGCTCTACAACCTTCAGGAGCAGGTAAAACATTTACCATGACTACTCTTGAAGAGTTGCTTGTAGATCCATTTAAAGATGATTTCATGGATGAGGTCTTTAACGTAAATGCTGCCAAGAATCTTAATGCTATTGCATTAAAGACGGCATCAGCTACTGGTAATGATCCAGATCGTATCCTGGAACAATTAACCGCTGAGTATGAAGGTCTAGGGACTCTACCATTTACTTTTGACAGTGCTACTAGTGCTGCCATTAAGCAGTTACGCAGAAAGCTTCTAATGGCTCGCACTGGTTCATTAAACTTAATTGTTGATGAAGTAGGCTCTAACTTAGCTGGCAATATTGAAGCTTTAGTAGACTACCTATCATTATTTGATAAAGGTCTTATTAAGCAAAAAATTACTAAAAGTACTGCAGAGAACAAACGTTCTGTAGAAATGAATGGCGCAAGTCCAGCCAATCTACTTATGTTTGGGACTCCTAGTAAGTTGTTAAATGCGTCTAAAACTGAAGAAGACTTTGATGATTTACTTCGTACTGGTTACGCTAGACGTATGTATTTTGCGTATACTCAATCAGCCCGTAAAGCCGATACACGTACACCTGATGAAGTCTATGATGCAATGACATCATCTGCTATGGTTACGTCTGTACAAGACATCTCAGACTGGTTTAATGAGTTAGCAGACTCTCAGTACTATAGTGTAGCTCTCAGTATGGACAAAGCTACTAGTCTTAAACTCATTGAGTATAAGATTAACTGTGAACGTTTAGCAGAGAATATTCCAGATCATAAAGAAGCTTTAAAAGCTGAGGTAACTCATCGTTATTATAAGGCACTTAAATTAGCTGGTGCATATGCATTTGTTGATAAGGCTAAGTCTATTAGTCAACATCATCTAGATTGTGCAATTCAGTTAGCGGAAGACTCAGGTGCAGCATTCAATTCGATCATGTATCGTGAAAAGCCTTACATTAAATTGGCTAAGTATTTAGCTAACGTAGAGCATCCAGTAACACATGCCGATCTACTTGAAGACTTGCAGTTTTATAACGGTACTGAATCTCGTAGACGTGATCTTATGAACTTAGCGATTGCTTATGGATATAAACATAACATCGTTATTACTAAAAGTTTTGATAGTACAGTTGAGTTCTTTAAAGGTGAATCTCTGAAAGAGACTAATCTAGAAGAAGTTACTATAGCCTATAGTGATAATATTACTACTGGTTATGAGAATATACTAGCTAACTGGGATGACTTACATAAGTTGGTATGTAGTGATAACTTACATTTCACAGCACACCACTTACGTAATGGCTATAGAAATTCTGAAAGTGTTATGCCAGGGTTTGATATGGTAGTTTTAGATGTAGATGGTGGTACATCCATTGATACAGTTAGAATCTTATTACAAGATTACAAGTACCTAATTTATACAACTAAACGACATACAGATGCTGCTAACAGATTCAGAATTATTCTACCTATGACACACAAGCTTTTACTTGACCAAGAAGCCTACAAAGCTTTTATGGCTAATGTATTTGATTGGTTACCATTTAAGGTAGATGAAGCTACTGCTGACTATGCTCGTAAATGGGCTACTAACGCAGGTACACATTATTATAATGATGGTATGTTATTCGACGATACTTTGTTTATTCCTAAGACGAAGAAAGCCGATGAACAAGCTACTTTTATTAATGAACATAGTAATCTAAATAACTTAGAACGCTGGTTCGCATCTAAAGCCACAGAAGGCAGTAGAAGTAATACCCTCATTAAATATGCTTATGCTTTAGTAGATAAAGGTTACGACCTAGATGTAATCAAGTCTGCTATCAATGAGTTTAACAGCAAATTACCTAAACCATTACCCGTATCTGAACTAGATACAACAGTGATGATTAGTGTACATCGTAAATATATGGAGAAACGTTCGTGAGTGACAACTCAAATTCAGAAGAAGATACTATCCAGAATGACCACTTAGTATTGATTAGCGGTGCTTCTGCAACAGGTAAGAGCGCATGTCTTATGGATCTTAAAAATCCAGAAGGTGTAATGTACTTAAACTGTGAATCTAAAAAATTACCCTTTAAAAGTAAATTTGAGGAATATCAAATTACAGATCCATTGGAGATAGTACAAGGATTTGCAGCTGCTGAAGGTATGCCTCACATTCACACTATCGTAGTGGATACTTTAACGTTTCTAATGGATATGTTTGAATCTACTTATGTTATTAATAGTGCAAATACTATGAAAGCATGGGGAGATTACGCACAATTCTTGAGAAATTTGATGCTACAAACTGTAGCTAAATCTACTAAGAATGTAATCTTTTTAGCACATACACGTCAGATTATGAATGAATCTGAAATGGTGTTAGAAACTAAAGTACCTGTTAAAGGTTCGTTAGCTAATGCTGGTGTAGAAGCTTTCTTTTCTACTGTAATTAGTACTAAAAAAGTATCTATGAAACAGTTAAAAGCTACTAACCCTTTATTAGAGATTACACCAGAAGAAGAAGCTTTAGGATTTAAGTATGTATTTCAAACACGCTTAACTAAAGAAACTGTAAATGAACGCATTCGTAGTCCTATGAAGATGTGGTCTATCGACGAAACATTTATTGATAACAATCTTCAACACGTTATTGATCGTTTACATGAATATTACGATTAACTTTAACTCTCAACAATTTAACAAACCAAACTCTATCAATTATAAGGAATCCCATTATGTCACTATTAGCTAATTTAAAACGCAGCGCAGATATCGAAGTTGCAACTGATCGTCCTAAAATGACTACAGGTATTCATAACATGACTATCGAAATGGCTTATTTAGAAGAATCTGCTAGTGAAGCTTTGGCAGTAGTATTAAAATTAGTATCACCAGCAGGTGTTACACTCAATACTAAAGAGTATGTAACATCTGGTCGTGAAAAAGGTAAGAAACATTACTATATCGACAAGCAATCAGGTGCTCAGAAGTACTTACCTAGCTTTACTACCATGAACGATATGTCTCGATTGACTGCTGATCAAGAATTGTTTGAGCTAGAACCAGAAGAAAAAACAGTTATGGTGCGTAACTACGATCTTAATAAAGATGTACCTACTACTAAGCAAGTTCTTACCGATCTAATTGGTAAAGAGATTACTGTAGGTGTTACAGCTACTTTGGAAGATCAATTCAAAGATCCTACAAAATCACGTACAGTCTTTAGTATTGATAAAGTATTCCATACAGAAACAGGCTGTACTGTAGTAGAACTCGAATCTGGTTTAACAGAAGGTGTTTATATTAAGTCATGGGCTGAACGTAACACACCTACCACTGAGAATCCTAACTTAGGTACTAAAGATAAGCGTGTACAGTCTAAAGGTGGTACAGGTGCTTCAACTACAGTTGCACCTTCTGTAGGCGGAACTTCTATTAGTAGTAAGTTCGGTAAAAAAGTTTAACTAACACTTGCCATAAGTGTGCCTTGCTCTCTGCTCATAACAGAGAGCTTTTTTATTTAAATATCTTTTCTAGGATATTTTAGGATATTTAGCTAAGGAACAGATATGAAACCAGCAGACGTAACTTTCTATTCTAGTATGGCTACATTAGTGGCTTCTAGAAGTCACTGTAGAAGGCGTAAAGTCGGAGCAGTACTAGTTTCAGAAGATGCTAGTAACATCCTTGCATATGGCTTTAACGGAAGTCCTAGAGGTATGGATAACTGTTGTGAAGACCTGGAAGGTATTACTAAGTCTACAACAATACATGCAGAACTTAATGCTATTTCTAAAGCAGCTAAGTTAGGTCATTCAACAGATAGAGCTATTATGTTTGTGACCCTAAGTCCATGCATAAACTGTGCTCTGTTGATTATTCAGGCAGGAATTAAAACTGTGTACTTTAACGAGTACTATAAAGATACTCTTGGTTTAAAACTACTACAAGATAGTGGTATTAAAACTAAGTTTGTCGGTAACTAATATAGGACTGTAATTCAAAGGTTAGAATAGGCGACTCATAATCGTTCAATCAGGGTTCAAGTCCCTGCGGTCCTACCATATAAACCATATAAAGGAAATACAGAATGTATACCACAACACATATTGGGTTAAAGAGTGTTAAAGCTACGCCTATGACACGTGGAGACTACAACACATACAGAGGGTGGTCATTACCTTCAGATGAGAAATTCGATGACGAAGGGTATCTAATCGAGTACGAACCTCGTCAAGGGGAAGAATCGAATGTTCAGGGACACGAAGGCTATGTATCTTGGTCTCCAGAACAAGTATTCGACGATGCATACCATAACGTACATAGTAATCTACCATTCGGACTAGCGTTAGAGCTGGCAAAGCAAGGCTTCGCCATCGCACGACGCGGCTGGAACGGTAAAGGCTTAAAAATCTCTGTGCAACAGCCTTTAGAAGGCTCAGACATGAGTCTACCTTACCTGTATATGCAGTATCCGACTACCCCTGCAAGTGACAGTGCGCCCAGCTCACACATTAACGCAAAAGTACCTTGGTTGGCGAGCCAGACAGACCTTCTAAGTTCTGACTGGTATGTAGTAGAGGAGAACTAAATGGAAAATCAACATCGTTTAATCACTGGTTATCGAGAATTAAGTCAAGAAGAAATTAACTTAATGAACGCTATTAAGCAAGCAGGTCAAACACTTGAAACGTTAGTTCAGTATTTATTAGATACAGACTCGACTGATAAACGTTGGGTAAGTATCGGACGAACTGACTTACAAACTGGCATTATGGCATTAGTCCGTAGTGTTGCTAAACCAACTTCTTTTTAATTATCAAAAGGATACATGCATGGATAAATTTAATTTACTGGTGAGAATTTATGATTAGCATAACTACTAATTCAAATTATAATGTAGATATTGTACAAATTCATACAAAACTATCACCGAGTAAGAATACAGCTACAGCTGTTGTGTTACTTAACACTGGTTTTGAGATGGTAGGTTCAGCACAATTTGCTGTAAGTATTGTAGAACCTGACGAAGAAGCTTATAAAAAATTACGTGCAGCAGCAGTTATGGATGCAGTTGATAATATTATCGATATAGATTCACAATCTACACCTGTACGTGATTTATTTTACGATCTGTATTTCGTATGATTAACTTAACACTTCCTGTCTACTATGAAGAAACATTCAAGACTAAGCCAAGTAAAACTTTCCTATTAGGTATGAATGTGTATAGAAATATACACTTTCATCTTAAAAATAAGGTTAAAGTCCATTTTGAACGGTTAATAGTTCACCAACTACTTAATCTTGATCCTCCTAAAATAGTAGGCAAATACCAGATTGAATATGTCTATTACTATAAAAGTACAGTTAGTGATCTGATGAACGTAGTAAGCTTAATTAGTAAATTTACTAATGATGCTTTACAAAACTATGGTGCAGTTGTAAATGATAATGTCCAATATTGTATTAAAGAGTCTGCAACAGTAGGAGGACAAGATAAGCTAAATCCAAGAGTAGAAATCAAGATTACACCATATATCGAGGTGTGATAATGATTAAGTCAATATTGTGGTTTATAGGTATACTACTCATATTGTTAATA